GATCTCAAGTCTGTTAACCGGACTTGAAAAATAATTGGCCTAAAAATGGTTAACAGCGATGCTAATGAAAGCAAGTAATTACAAACATGGTGAGAGTAAAGTTGAATACAAATTTTGTGAAGGCATCCGGCTGGATGAGGAGCTAGCCTTGAAAGCTAGTAGGGCTAGTTAAAAGCTAGCCTTGAGAGTTCAAGTCTCTCGCCTTCCTCTAAAATCCGTAGTCTGCGACTTGTATCGCAGTAAGGGTTCGATTCCCTTGCCCTCCTCAAACAAACAAAGAAAAGAAAAGAGGAAAGAAAATGGCAGCTGAAGTAGAAACAATGATGTATGTAGGACAAGTCCCTTGGCACGGACTAGGAACTTATGTTGGTAATGATCCTGTTACGTCTAAAGAAGCAATTATTGCAGCAGGACTAAACTGGAATGTTAAACTTAGTAGTCTTTATCATGGAGATATGCTCCCTGCGCCAACACTACATGACGTAAAAACACATCATGCAGTTGTAAGAGAATCCGATAACCATATTCTTGGTGTTGTAGGCAATAGGTATCAACCAGTACAGAATGTAGATGCATTTGAATTTATGGATGGCTTGGTTAAAGATAAATCTATGCGATACCATACTGCTGGTTCGCTTAGAGAAGGCAAAAGAGTTTGGTTGCTTGGTAAAGTAGGAAGCTTTGATGCAGTTCCTGGAGATCAAGTAGACAAGTATCTCTTCTTATGGAATTCACATGATGGTAGTACTGCTCTTCGTTGTATGTTTACAACAGTAAGAGTTGTATGCGCCAACACTGCAAGAGTTGCATTGTCAGGACAAGGAAGCGATAGTATTTGTCTTTATCATACCAAGAATATTAAAGATTCAATGTATGAAGCAAAAGAAGTACTTGGATTAGCACAAACAAACTTTAGTATGTTTGAAGCATTTAGCAAAACTGCTGTTAACAAACAAATCAACACAGCTGACCTAGACACCTTTGTTAAGAGACTGTTTCCTGATTCGCCTAACGTTGTCAAGAGAGCATATGCTACTGAGAGGGCTCGTAGTGAGGTCACAAGGCTCTTTGAGGACGGCACTGGGAACAACCTACCTGGAGTAGCAGGGACGGCCTGGGCAGCTTACAACGCCGTTACAGAGTATTCTAATTATTATCGTTCTTCTAGAGGCACCAACAAACAAGAGCGTAGGTTTGAATATACAATGTTTGGTTCTGGTGTGAACCTAATTGATAAAGCACAAGTACTACTGGCAGCAGCATAATGTATAAGATTGGTGAAAAGACAAAATATGGCTGTGTTGTTGGGTATGAGTTTTATCATTCAAGCTTAGATAAGATTATAGAAGCACGTTCACAAGAAAAAGCTAATGAGCTTATTGAAATGTATCCTAGTTTCTGGCGATATATTATCAAAGAAGAGAAAGAACTGTATATTTTTCAGCATGAATTAAAATGATAAACAGGAGGAGTCGTCTAACGGTAGGGCTCTCGCCTGGAAAGCGAGTGGGGCCTTAAAACCCTTGGGAGTTCGAATCTCCTCCCCTCCTCTAAAGGAAAATATAATGAAGACATGTATGAGATGTGGAAAAGAATATGATCCATCAATGGAATTTGTAGAGCCAGCTGAAGATATGGAAATGTTATTAGCAGTAGACGACAGAACTGAAGATTGTTGTCCAGATTGTTGTTGGGAGCTAACAGATAAAATCCATACAGCTACAAATTGTTTCTTTACGGAGCTATAAAATGAGCAGAGTAGCAAAACTAATCATGGTAACTGGTGCTAACAATAATAAATACTATGACATGACAGAAGTTGGCAGCGAGATTCAAGTAAAGTATGGTCGTGTAGGTTCTACTGAATGCCGTGCTAGCTATCCTAGTTACAAATGGGATTCATTGCTTAAGTCAAAAGTAAAAAAAGGCTACAAGGACGTGACAGGACTTCGTGTTGTGTCTGAGTCAGTGGACTTTAAGAACATTACTAACAATGAGATTGATGCTATTGTTGTTAAACTACAGGCGTTTGCAAACAAATCTGTTAGTACTAACTATACTGTAAGTTCTGATGCGGTTACACAAGCACAGGTAGATGAAGCACAGAGGCTACTTGATGATCTTATGAAGATGATAAATAAGAAGAAGAAAGCCGACAAGAAGTTTGATGATCAACTGCTAGAGCTATATCAAGTTATTCCAAGAAGAATGTCAGATGTTAAACAACATTTAACAGTGGGTGGCCATGATCCATTAAGAATTATTGGCAATGAACAAGCAACCCTTGATGTTATGAAGGGTCAAGTTAATGTGGCAGTTGCTAAACAAAGCAACACAGTGGAAGATAAACGTACTATTCTAGATGCTATGGGTCTAGACATTCAGATTGCTACACCAGAAGATGTCAAGATCATTAAGAATAACCTTGGAGATATTGGTCCTCACTTTAAGACAGCATACAAAGTAGATAACTTGAAGTGTCGTGCCAGATATGACAAATGGGTAAAGAAATCTGAGAACAAAAAGAGCATGTTGTTCTGGCATGGTTCTCGTAATGAAAACTGGTGGAGTATTCTTGACTCTGGCTTAGTGCTTCGACCTACAAATGCTGTTGTTACAGGCAAGATGTTTGGTTATGGATTATATTTTGCCGATAAAGCACGAAAGTCATTTAACTATACGTCATATCGTGGTAGTTATTGGGCTAGAGGGTCAAGTGATGTAGCTATTATGTGTTTGTATGATGTTCATCTTGGTAATTGGCTGCACAAGAAAAAACATGAAGGGTGGATGACTCAATTAACAGAAGATAAGCTTAAACAAAAAGGCAAGTACGATTCTCTATTTGCTGAAGGTGGTATCGACTTAAGAAACAATGAGTATATTGTATACAATGAAGCACAGTGTACACCTAGATATTTAGTGGAGTTTAAATGAGTAATGAATTAAGAAAAGCAGCAGAAGAGAATAAAATTCTAGAAATTAGATCTGGGTCTCATTTATATGGTACAAGTACTCCTGAATCAGATGAAGATTATGTTGGTATCTTTATGCCACCAGCAGAGTATGTGTATGGACTTAAGTCAGTGAAAGAAGTTGACCTTGGAACAGAAGATAAAGGGCCTGACGGAAAGAACACTGCTGATGCTATTGACCGTAAGCTGTATGAATTTAGAAAGTTTGTAACACTAGCACTAGCAAACAACCCTAACATTATTGAGATTTTATTTGTTAACCAAGAGAATATTGTTGATACCAATTCTTTTGGTAAAGAACTATTAGCCAATAGGCATTTGTTTCCTAGCAAGTTAGCTGCTAAAAAGTTTGTTGGTTATGCCCACAGTCAAAAACATAAGATGATTATCCGTAGAGATCATTTTAATGATTTACGAGAAGGATATGCTCTATTAAATAGTTTTCATGACAAAGCTACTATGAGTCAAGTATTTGATCGTCATATAGAGGCGTCCCAAGACCCAATGCATTGCAATCCAGATTTATTTACCAAAAAATCAAGTGGAATGCATATTCATGTTGGTGACATTTGTTTCGAGCCAGGAGTTTACGTAAAGAAAGCACGTAAGATGCTTAAGGAATGTTTAGATAAAGCAACCAACAGATCTGAGCTTGTACTTAAGTATGGATATGATACCAAGTTTGCATCACATCTTATCCGTCTGTTAACTGAAGGCATTACACTACTAGAGAAAGGATACTTAACCTTTCCTCTTTACAATGCAGATACTATTCTCAATATTAAGAATGGTTCAATGGACATTAAAGAAATTATTGAATATGCTGATAAGCTTGAAGCACAGTTAGATAGCGTGCTAGAGAAGTCAGAACTGCCAGCTACTCCCTCCTACAATCAAATCGAAGCTCTTGTTATGCGTATGATGAAAGAGCACCTACACTAGCCATCTTGACATCTTAACCTAGAGAGACTATATTTAGGGCTGAGGTGTATTATGGGAAAAATTATAGTACTTGATCCAGGACATGGACTAAATGAAAAAGGTAAATATTCTCGTCCTTTAATAGATTGTACGGATGACGAAGCTATCATTGTAGATAGTAAAAAGTTTCCTGAAAGCATGTATCCTCATGAGAATGATAACGCACCTGATTTCTACAGAGAAGATCTAGGCACGTTGGCTATAGCAAAAAGGACTGCTGCTGAATTAGAATGCAAAGGACATAAGGTATATATAACAAGAACAGATGAGCATAATGCTGGTGTTTATTTGTCAAGCTTAAGTGACAATGAATGGAAGAAAAGACACTGGAAGTCTTGGAAGTGGATTAAAGATTTTACAGATAAAAAACAAGCAGATATTTTTGTGTCTATCCATACAAATGCTACCAAGACACACACTGGATCAGGAACAGCTTGTTTCTGGGCTTCAGCACCTAATGGAGTAGATTTATCTACAGTATTAACACAAGAAATTAATAGTAAATTAGGTTTAAAGATCAGACGAATAGCTAAGCACCGTTACTTGATTCTACGTCAGGCATGTAATGGTAGAGCAGTTTTATTAGAATGTTTGTTTCACGATAACATAAAAGATATCAAGCTGTTATTAACGCAACAAGGAATAAACAGTATGGCACAAGCAATTGCAAGTGGAATAGATAAATACTCTCTAACTTTCTAATATAATTTAATATAAATAACTTACAGGAGGATTTGGAATGAAAACAATCATGCCATTTATACTCACGTGTCTTTTAGTCTCAGGAGTTATTTTCCTGAGTTGTACAGTAAATACAAAAGGAATAAAGACTCCTGAGGAAACCAAACAAACAATTGTTTATGTAACAGAATATATAACAGAAGCTTCACCAGCAGCAGAAGAAGCGGTAGTCTCGCCAACAAAAGGAGAGAGACCAACACGAGATGTTGCCATCAAAGAAGTAGTCGCATTGTGGAATGCTTACTATGATGACGAGAGCATAAGCAAGAAACACAAGAGACGTGCAAGCTTTGGCACATATGCAGGGTATCTTGTAGACGCAGTACGTATGTATCAAGAACAAGACACAGATATTGGCGGTAGGTTGCCTAATGATAGACATACACATCTTGTTGTAGCAACTATGGCTGCTCTTGAATCAGGTGTTAGACCAAAAGTAGTTGGGAAGAGCAGAGGAGAAGTAGGACTGTTACAGATTCATGGCAAACTAGCACTGAATGGGTACACGAAAAAGCAGGTACAAAGAAATCCTAGATTAGGTTTGCTTCTTGGTGTACGTTGGCTTGCATATCATACACAGTTCTGCAAGACAAACAAGAAAGGCATTGACAAGTGGACAAAAACATTGTCTTTATATGGAGCAGGATTAAGTGCTGGGCGCAAGAAAGATGGAACATGCAAGCAGATATGGATGGCACGAAGAAGGGTCAGACTAACAAAATTCTATAGCACCAGAATCAAATCTGCAACGAAGAGCTAGTTTATTTCAAAGTATGGTATTCTGGCAGTAGGAGGTGTTATGAGCTTGACGTATTTAGAAGAACTCATTGAAGCTGTCAGTTACGCACAAGATGATGGTACGAACTGGTGGGATGTTTTTGATTCAATAGACGATGCAGATGATGTTGTCACGAAAGCTGGCAAAGAAGAGCCTGACGAATATCAGGTGGCACATCTTATGAGCATACTCGAAGATGGAGATATTTTTATAGAAACTCCCCTCGAAGAATTCAAACGTTGCATTAAGAAGCTTAAAAGAGAACTCAAAAAGATTAGATACACAGACAGAACATAGACAGAGGAGAGCTATATGCGGTCGAAACTTCCTGTTCGTAAATCTAAAGAAGAATTACAATTTTATATAGAGCACGGTAAAATATTCGGTGATATTCTACATCAGTTATTTGATTCACTTTCTAAAGGAAACTTTACTAATGGTATTGAATTAGAACTAGAATATATACAGCTTGTTGAAAAAATAAAGAATAAAGTTTGGCGCACTGCCAAGTACCCTTTCATACAACAGACAAATTATCTTGAAGAATGTTTTGGCTATGGAGTTTGTGTATCAGTAAATGATACAGTCGCTCACTGTAGGCCAAATGCAAATCAATTCAAAGAAGGAGATGTTATTTCTGTTGATTTTGGTTTGTCCTTAATGTTTAAAGGTAGAGAACTGTTTTTTGATTCAGCGTTTACAACAATATATAAAAAACCTTTTGCTTCTTGGGTGTTAGCTCCTCATGAAGCTCTGGTAGAAATAGAGAAAGAACAAGCACTGACAACACACAGAATAGCAGAAATTATTTACAACAAAACAATAGAAAAGAACTTAGAGACAATAGTAATGTTAACAGGGCATGGGATTGGGTACTCGCTTCATGAAGAACCCATTATCCGTAATGCACCAGGAGATTATTCAAACGTAAGCCTATTTGATGGCTTGTGTTTTTGTGCTGAACCAATCTTTGTGCTACCAAAAGAACAAAGATATAGTTCAATTTTAGCTAGAGCATATGTAGACTCGGATGGTTGGTCCGTAAGGACAGTTAACAATCAGCCAAGCAGCCATTTCGAAACTATGTTCTGCATTTCAAACAACAACTTGGTTGATTTATGTGGCATTACCAAATGGTTTTGCTAAAAGAAGAGGTATAGCATGAGAGTAGCAAAAGTATTCGCAAACGCATTTGAGAGTGGTAAACTTCTAGGGTTCGCAGACATTATTTTTTCCCTAACAGATGGAGGAAACGGATGTATGACCATTCGTGGATACAAAATCTTTAAGGGAAACAATGGTGGAATCCAAGTTGGTCTTCCTTCAAAGAAAGACGACAAAGGAGAGTATCGCCCTCTCGTAAGCATGGACTTCGAGAATGAAGATGCTAAAGCATTCATGGACCATGTAACTGAAGAGGTTGCAAAAGCCTATGCGGCAGCACTGAAAGTCAAGAAAGATGGCGGGAATACAGGGTCTAATAATTCTGGAACAGGCTCATCAGTTCCTTCCGGTGGAGGAATTGATGACGACGACATCCCCTTCTAGAATGGTATGTCTTAACTTTCCTTATCCTTTATAATTTCTAGGAGGCACCATGCAGGAGTTCTACTACGGTTTGCCACAAATGCTATGGGATAACCTGTGCATAGAAGCTGAAGATCTGCTCCGAGAAGAAGAGTTGGGTACACATTTGGTAGCAGTATACCCTGCTGGCAATAGGATTTATGGGTTAGAGTCTTGTCCACCAGGCATCTTTTGTCTTTATGTGGATACAGTAGAAGCCCTTATTAATCCGCTATCTAACTATCATAAACAATCTGGATTCAAAGTCTTCTCTGTTGGAAATAATAGTTGTCCAGTCATTATGGCAGACCTATTCAAATGGACACAATGGATAACCAGCAGAGAGATTGACTGGAGAAGCAGAGCATTCTTGCACGCTATTCCATTTGGACAACATGTTATTCATGAAGACCCTAGTATTTCAGATATCATGGACGCTTGTCATCAAGCTATGAAAGACATTAACTTTATGGTTAAAGATACTGGCAGCTCTACAAACTATACAATTCCATATAGGCACGTTTCAGACTATATAAGTCCAAATTGTTTTCTATATGATAGAGCAATGCTAAGCTTATTTCATAAACACAAGTTCATGCCAAATATCAATCCCAAATGGGACAAAGTAATAGGAGAAACTAATCTTGGTATTGAATTGTCAAAAGTATATAGAGAAAAAGATATAGATTATCGAAAAAGAATATTGGAATATAAGTCTTGTACTATGGTTGGTTATTGGGACGATCCAGGCTGTCCTTATGAGCTAAGATGTATCAGTAAAGAATCACTTAGCAATATTAGTAAATCTGTAATAGACTTCTACAGGTTTCAACTGTAGAATAAAGGCATGTGCGGAATGAAAACTGTAATAAATGGTTGTTTCGATCTGATAAACAAAGGTCATATAAACCTAATACACTTGGGCCTTAAGTATGCTCAAAGCGGAACGCTACTTGTATTGATAAATTCTGACAAGTCAGTAAGAGAAATGAAAGGAACCCATAGACCGTATGACGATGTAGTTACACGGGGTAGCAATATTGAAAAAATTATTCACAAGTGGTGCCAAAAGAACAGAGACTATCTAAGAACTAAGGTAGAAATCTTTGGTACTGAAAAAGAACTAGAAAAGAAACTTGAAAGATTTCAGCCTGATATGATTATACGTGGACACGATAGGCCCGTTGAAGAAATCACTGGCTATGGAAAATGGCCAATACTTATTGTGCCAAGAACTGTAGATGAGAATGGTATTGAAGTTTCAACAACACGAACTGCACAAGAAAGAGGAAAAGAATGAAAGACGAAAGAGGCTACGATCCAATGCACAGGTTGATTTGTAAAAGTCATTCTTCTTTAGCACAAAAACACCATGAAACCAAAAAGAAATGGGGAGCAGAATTTTTAGTTAGAAACACAGAAAAATACTGTGTAAAAATTATGACCCTTGAGCCAGATACACAATGTTCTATGCATTTTCATGAAGACAAAGAAGAAACATTTGTTCTTGTCTCTGGAGAAATGATTGTTGAAACAATCAATACTAAAAATGCAGAAAGAAGTGTTACACATCTTGTTGTGGTAGGAGATGCTGTAACACTTAAACCAGGCACACCACATACATTCTATTGTCCAGAAGGTGCTATCCAGACGGCAGTATTTATTGAAGCTTCAACGGAGGACAGTCCAAATGATAGTTACAGAATCTTCCCGAGCAGAGGGAAAGATGTTGATCATGGGAGACACAATAATTGATGAAACTTGGTATGTAGATGCCAGAAAACTTTCTCCCGAAGCACCAATTCCTGTAGGATATCTTACTTCTTCTGTCCCCCATCGCAGTCCTGGAGGAGCAAGCCTTGCTGCGTCTTATGCTCTAAAACAAGGCTATCCTTTTACCTTCTTGACAGCCACAAGTAACAACAATACAAGATGGCTAGCAGCCAAAGGCATGGACGTTCATAGTCTTCAGTCTGTAGACAACGTAACTAAGACACGATACATAGATGTAAATTCAAATTATCATCTCTTAAGAATCGACAACGACGAAGTAGTAACCTTCCCATCTGTCACTTCTGACAAACTATCCCCTGTTTTAGAAGAACTATTAGATAAAGCAACATGTCTTATTATGTTGGACTATCGCAAAGGCATATTCTCTAACCTAGAAGCAGTTAAAAAGATGATAGCCGAGGCAGTAAGAAGAAACCTACCGGTATATGTCGACACAAGATGCAGTCCATCAAAATTCAGGATGTCAACTTACCTTAAACTTAACGAAAAGGAATACGTTGCAGCTTGTGCTGCTCTTGGCTTTAACAATTATCAAGATCTTTGCAGTAACCTCAACATACCGAATGTAATTGTTACTGAAGGTAAAAGAGGTGCAACCCTGCATTCTGTCACCAATGAAACATTCCACTCTACTCCAAGTAAGGACAGATACAAAGGAATTCCAGATGTTACAGGATGCGGAGATGTATTTGATGTCAACTTCTGCTACTATTGTTTTCAGGAGGGTCTTCCACCGACAGAAGCACTGAAGCTCTCCGTAGAACGGGCAAGTGAGTATGCCCATACAACAATTGGAGACAGACTATGTTAACTTTTGATGAAAGGATGGACAACCTAGAGGCATTACTGTCAATTGTTGCCTTTAAGTACTCTAACGAAATTGCTACTGATGACGAACTGGACGCTGCGGTAACTGAAATATGGGACAGAGTAGACTCAATCAAACACAGAACAAAAGTTATTGAGAATGCTTTGGCCGCAACTAGAGAGATTCTCTCCACAGCGAACGGATAATAAAAATGTCTAGATGTGTACATGCTCAGTCAGAGTACAAACTACATCAACTACCACGATGTTCCAAATGCAAAGTAGAAATGCAACTTGTATTGGTACAATATGACAACAAACCAAAACCAGTTTGGGAGTGGGAGTGTCGTAAGTGCCCGAAAGCGGTTGCAAAACACAAGCTACAAGAAGCTCCTCCTTCAGCCTTCGAACAATTCCTAACAGAACGGTGTGAAAATGACCTCAAAGAAGCTATCAAAAGAAGAGAAAGCAACAAGGCAGCTCTGCAAGACATTAAACCAGCAAAATCTGACGAATAGGGAGATAGCGAATGTTTTACCCCAGTTTTTGTTTTCAATAGGGGCTTCGTTAGAAGATTGTAGTTTACAGAGCAGTGAAGAAGTGTTAAAAAGATATGCAGAAGAGCCAACATTCGGTAATGCATTGATGGCACAATCACTTTGGATGAAAGAAACATGGGCATTGCCCAACACAGAAAGGGAAACGAAAGATGACTGAACACTATGAAGAACGAGCAAGAAGAGAAAAAGCACCGATGCAGTACAGGATTTACAAAGGAATCAAAGGCAAGTCAGGAGCGATGCGACTGAACCTAAAGCGTCCTTATACAAATCCAGATCCAAAAAAATCAGAAGGTGTCCTGTTTTTAGAAATGGCACCATCTGTTGGACCAAATGATTATGACTGGGAGAACCAAAAAATCATCATGGCCCTAAGTATTGTGGACATCCCGAAAATTATTCTTTATTTGAGAAGTCCGGGACATTCTTCCTTCGAACGAACCGATGGAAAACTTAAGTTGCTTCACGATAAAGGTGCTGGTACTGCTAAGAAAGGTCAAGATGTTAAGACACTTGAAATTGTCAAGTCTGACAGAACTGCAAATTTCTTATTCAACATGTACCAAAACTCAAACGGCAAAAACATCAGTGCCTCTGTTCCTGTCTCTCCTGATGAAGCAATCGTAATCGGTACACTCCTCCAAGCCGCCATTCCTGTCATTCTTGCCTGGACTGAAGGCCCTTATAACGCATAACATTAATGCATTAAGTTTGGCGCGTTCCACTATCACCTATTTAATAGTTTGGTCTTGTCTTTCTTGAAATAATCATTAGAATAGTAGATTATCCCATTAAGTTTGGGGCGTTCTACTACCAACTACTTTCAGGAGGATAAAATGAAACTTATCAGCAAGGCAACTCGCCTTAACCTAAGAAAATTCTTACTAAAAACATATAGATCGGCTGTTAAAGCTTCTTATGGCGTGCAGTCAGATGTTTGTGCAGTTTGGGCTGTTGACGATGCTATCTACTGGGAAACTACCCATACAAATGGCACACTTGCCAAAGACCAGCCGCTTGAAATACTTATCAGAAAGCTAGTAGGTCAAAATCTTCTTACACTTGCTGGTATACCAAAAGAGAAGGAAGATATTCCAACTGTATTTCTGGCTCCGTTTCCTTCTTTGATCAAGGCTATTGGTATTAGTAGGTTCAACAAACTAACCAAGGAATGGCCTGGAAAGTCAATGGCTTTAGATATAGAGGTAGTTAGATATAAGATGTAACAGAAAGGATAAAGAATGAAAGAAGTAACGTTTGTGGTATGGAATGCTTCACAGGAAGAACTAGAACTTGCCAACAAAATCAAGGACTATTTTATTAGTTTGTTTGATAGCGATATAAGCGTTAAAATTGACGACTTAAAAAATATTGGCGAAACAACATATGAAAATCTATGTGTTGTTTTTGGTACTACAGCAAAAAATTATATCAACCACGATGTGCTATGGGAAGTTCCAGCGCTTTCTACAATGCTGCCAGGCGAAGGTTATGTAAAGAATAAGCGATCTGCTATGAGGACTCTGAGAAGGGTTGCTGAAGAGCTTAAAACAGAAAAAGAAGAGATCCCTATCACAACACATCTAGAGACGCCACAAGGAGTTACAGTGGGAAGTGAGGGTTATGACATTAATATTACAGAACAGGAAGTAGACCATCTAAAGAACCTTAAGAAGATTTTAGGCGGAGGCAAGATGGTTGTTATTAAAGGCGATATAAGAATAGAGGTAGAATAATGAATGACATGTCAAGAATTTCCAAGAAACTTAAAGATACTACTGAGTTTCTTAATGAACTAGGCGGTTACCTAGATGAAAACTTTAAAATTGCTGGTGTTACAGGCAAGGGTCATTCTGTAGAAGAATGGAAAAGCCATTTTTTAGTTGAGATACCAGATGAAGTTACGTTTCCTGTGCTTGTCAAGCTAGCATCAGAAGTCTTTGAGAAGTACCAAAGAGCTGCATACTTTAGAGACAAACAAACTATTCAGATGTCTATAATGGAACAAACACACAAAGAAAAACATTATAGTGCTTATCAAACAGCTCGAAATGAAAACGAACAAAAATTTGGCAAGCCACTAGCAGCTGAAAGTTGTAAAGTATCTGCTGCACTAGCAACCAAGGAGCTTGATGATGCTATATCAAATCAAAAAGTGGTACGAGACTTTTGGAACAAAACATGCGATACACTTACAGAACTGCGCAAACTTCTTGAACTTATGGGGTATGCCCTTAGTGGCGATGCTCGTATCAACCGGGACTTTGTAGTTAAAGGAAACAATAATGACGATTATAGCGGCAGCTGAAGATAAAAGTGGTTATTGGATTGGTTCTGACAGCCATGGAATAGTACATAATATTAGTGTTGAATTAGGCCCTAAGCTTATAAAGAAAGAAAAATATGTCATAGGCTTTAGTAATTCATATAGAGTTAGAGATATTATTACAGAAAATAAACATTTTCCTAAAACTATAGGCTCAACAACAAGCCTACGAAAATTTAGAGACGTACTTAAAGAAGCTATGGTTAATGACGGTTGTATGCCTGTCGGAATGGACGGCGATACAGTTTTGCATCCAGTTAGTTTGGTTATTATTTCACATAATGGTATTTATACAATAGATTGTGATTATCAAATGCACAAAGCAAAACAGTACACAACAATAGGAGCAGGAAGTGATGTCGCACTTGGTGCACTAAGAGCTACACTTAATATATCAAAATCTGGTGCTGAAGCAGTAAAACAAGCAGTTGAAGCAGCAATATTCCATTCAACCAAATGTAGTGGCAATATTCATATTGAACACATACCTAGAAAGAGATAACTTGGAGACGAAATGACAATTAAAACACGAAGAGTAGACATTACAATTAACGAAAAGCTTATTAAAAAAGATTTTGAGATACCAGAGTCTTGGTCTAACAGAGCAGCTACAATTGTAGCAACAAAATATGCAATGGACTATGAAAATTCAGTTCTGGATATTATCAATAGAGTTGTTGATCAAGTTGCTAAGTGGGGGGTTGATCAAGGATATTTTACTGATAAGCTTCCAAAAGGAACAATGGACGGACATACAGAAAGTGATATTTTTTGCAATGATTTATGGGACATCCTTATTGATCAAAGAGCTGCCTTCAATAGTCCTGTGTGGTTTAATTGTGGCGTCAAAGAAAATAGTAATCAAATGAGTGCTTGTTTTATCTTCCCTGTAGAAGACAACATGGAAGACATCTTGGACCATGCAACTAGAGAAGGCATTGTGTTCCGTGCTGGCTCAGGAGCTGGCGTTAATGTATCTAAGCTTAGAGGTAAAGGAGAGAAGCTAGCCAATAAAGGAGAAGCATCTGGTCCTCTTAGCTTTATGAAAGTATGGGATGCTAATGCAGGTTCTATTAAGTCTGGTGGTAAAAACCGCAGAAGTGCCAAGATGGTGTGTATGGATGTTGACCATCCAGATATCCTAGACTTTATTGAATGCAAAAAGATAGAAGAAGACAAGGCAAAGATTCTTATTGCTAATGGCACAGACCCTGAAGAAGCATATACAACTGTAGCATTTCAAAATACTAATCATTCTATCAGAGTAACTGATGAATTTATGAAAGCAGTAAAAAACCAAAGCAATTGGGACTTGTACAACCGTGGAGACCTAACAACAGCCAAGACCATTGAGGCTGGTTACTTGCTAGCAAAAACTGCAAGAATTGCATGGGAGACCGGAGATCCTGGTATTCAATTTGATGACGCAATGAACAGAGACAATCCTGTACCATCTATTGATAGAATCAACAGTACCAATCCTTGCAGTGAGTTCTCAGCAATTGATAACTCTAGTTGCAATTTAGCTAGTCTTAATTTGGTTAAATATTGGGGCGGAGAAGAAGATGGACTCGATTGGGCCTTGTTCGAAAAAGATATTGGCGTATTAGTTACTGCTATGGATATTCTTATTGATGTAGCTGACTATCCAACACCAGAAGTAGCAACAACAACACACAGAACAAGGCCTCTTGGGTTAGGATTCAGCAACCTTGGTGCTTATCTGATGCTAAAAGGACTTCCGTATGATTCTTCAGAAGCCAGGGAAGAAGCCAAAGAAATTACCAGATATATGACAGCTTGTGCATATGATGCAAGCATTGGCCTTGCAAAGAAATTAGGGTCTTTTGAGGCATTTAAAGACAATAAAGATGCTTGTGCCGATATTGCAGCAAGACTAACAGGAACAGATAAAACAGGTTTGACCTGGAAAAATATTAAAAAACATGGCCTTAGAAACTCACAACTTACTTTACTAGCCCCAACAGGGACAATTAGTTTCATGATGGACTGTGACACAACAGGCATAGAACCACTATATGGACTAGAAACAATAAAAACTCTTGTTGGTGGCGGAACAATAACAATGACTCCTAACTGTGTACAAGAAACATTTAATAAAATTGTTCTTGGCAGTATAGATTCAAGACACTATCAAGAAGACGTAAAGAAACGCATAGAAAGTTTAAATCCAAAGAAACAGGCTATATTTGCTACAGCCAATGAGATTTCTTGGAAAGGTCACATTGATATGATGGCTGCTTGTCAGCAGCATCTTAATGGGGCTATTAGCAAAACAGTTAACTTGCCTTCAGACTGTACTGTTGAGGATATTGTAGATACTTACATGTATGCGTGGGAGTCAGGAATAAAAGCTATTGCTATATATAGAAATGGCTCGAAAGGAATGCAGCCTCTTACTGAAGTCAAAGAAGAAAAAGAAATTAAATCAGAAGCATCTCAAGAAGAACAATGGACTCCAGTTAGACGCAAGCTAGAAGATACTTGCTATGGACCACAGCATAAATTTAATGTTTCTGGATTCAAAGGCTACATAAATGTAGGCACATATGCAGACGGCAAACCTGGTCAAATTTTTATCATAGCTAGCAAATCAGGTTCTACAATGCAAGGATTGCTAGATGCGTTTGCAACTTCTATTTCTATTGGTCTACAATACGGGGTACCATTAGAAAAACTTATAGAAAAATTCTCAGGCTCACAGTTTGACCCTAGAGGCATAACTGCAAATGAAGATATTAGATTAGCATCTTCAATTATTGATTATATTTTCAGATGGTTGCAGGTAGAGTTTTTTGATAATGAAGAAGACGAAACAAACCAAGATGAACCTATCAAAGCTGAGCCTATTAAAGAAGTTATTCTTGATGGACCAAGCTGTCCTTATTGTGGAGGGCTTACACAAAAGAGCGGAACGTGTTATCTTTGTAAAACATGTGGAGAAACAACCGGATGTAGCTAAGGAGCTGATTTGATTGACAAGTCAACAACAAATGGATATGTACGATGCTTTATCTAAAAAAATTAAACATCGTTTTAAGAATTTTAAACTAAGATACAAGAGCGACTATATTTTTTGGAGGATACTACCAAAGAAACTTAGGCGTTCAGCAATGACATTTGGAAATACAATTTGGATGCCGAGCAGAGCATATAATGTATCAACATTGGCACATGAGTATGCACATCTTGTTACGTTTAACAAAATGGGACTATTAAAGTTCCTTTGGCTCTATCTACAGCCACAAATATTTTGCATTCCTTTCTTCATTACTGCTGTTGTTTTATTCATCATGTCTTTTAAAATAGCAGCAGTAATTTCTTTACTTGCAGGTATAGTAATGTTAATGCCTTGGCCATCTAAAGAAAGAATGAAGCTTGAAGCAGAAGGGTACACAATGACTTTGGCTGTAGAAAAATGGGGTCATGGTGTAAATACTAAGTACTTACAAAAATATATCGTTGACAGTCTTATGAGTTGGCTCTATTATAAGATGACTTGGAACAGAGTTGAAGCTACTAAACTAGTTGAACAAATGACAAAACAAGTCAATGAGGAGTCAAGCGAACCAATGAATAACATTGCATATACAGACACATACGAGATATTCCACAATGAGCAGACCTAAATACGATCACGTTGACAAAGAGGATCGTCTTGCACAGCTCTCTAGTAGAACAGAAACAATCAGTAAAAGCTTTGTAACAGACCTTTGGATGAAGGTATTGCATAGAGCAATTGATGATATTGTTTTGTTTACAACAATGAGAGACGGTAACATTCCTTTAAAGGAAGAAGAAATTGAGCTTGAGAAATCTGCCAATGAATTTTTGTTTGATGATAGTCATCGTATACCAATGGATGACTACATAGTAAACATCAAGTGTAGCTGTTGCGAAGATACAATATATACAGACAACATGAGTGTTTTATCTGCTGGGGACTCCATATGCCCTACATGTTCTTTCAAAGCAGATGAAAAATTAACTAAATATGAAATCTCAAGTGAATTTTTAGTTAAAGATGTGTCATTAGCAGAGTTGCTAGCGATGTGGAACATCTATGATGTTAGTGGGTTTCGTAAGGGCACAAGAATAAGAATAGAGAAACTAGTTATAAAGAAGAAAAATGCTGCAATTGCAAGAGCAAAAGCGAAGGAGAATAAGATGAAGAATGGACTTCGTGCCATAAAGAAAGAACCCAAGGAAAGTGAAAATTTTCAACCACCTACTAAGACTGAGCTGTCAGATTTTGACAAAGGCATTATCAAAGTTCTTGATGAAACAAAAGAAATGTTGATGGCAAAGAATAGAAAGTATGGAAACTCTGCAACCAAACCGGTTAGAGCATTCTCAAAGGCAGATCCACAAGAGCAAATCAAAGTTCGTATTGACGATAAGATTTCTCGTCTAATTAGAAGCAACAGTAAAGAAGAAGACGAAGATGTAGTGAAAGATCTCATCGGTTACTTGACAATTCTTGCCGCTATTCAACGTGGCTACGTTCAATAATTAAGGAGACAATATGAGTCCAGAGATGAAAGACAACCTAGCGGTGTTGTGCGCTCAGGTTGACAAGAAATATGGTAAAGGTTCTGTGATGAAACTTACTGACAAGGTCTCGTTTGAGCCTGATCAAGTAATTAGTTCTGAATCTATTGGTTTAGATATGGCTTTGGGTATTGGAGGATACAAGAAAGGTAGGATCATAGAAATTTATGGCCAGGAATCGAGCGGGAAAACAACTCTTTGTTTGCATGCCGTTGCAAGTGCACAGAAACAAAACTTAAATTGTCTTTATATTGACGCAGAACACTCTTTAGATCCGTTATATGCAAAAACATTAGGTGTAAATTTAGACAACTTGTTAATCTCTCAACCAGACTATGGCGAACAAGCTTTAGATTTAGTTGATACCTTTGTTAGATCAGGGGAAGTTGGATTGATTGTTGTTGATTCGGTAGCAGCTCTTGTCCCTAAGAAAGAACTAGAAGGAGACATTGGCGATTCACATGTTGGCCTACAGGCTAGAATGATGAGCCAAGCCATGAGAAAGATTGCTGGTCAATGTAGTCATACAAATTGTGTAATTATTTTTATTAATCAGATTCGTATGAAGATTGGAGTTATGTTTGGCTGTTTTCATTATGATACATTAGTAAATTTTGCAGATGGTAGAAGTTTGCCAATTGGCAAGGTTGTAGACGAAAAAATTAGTGGCAACGTGTATTGTCTAAACCAAGACACTGAAGAATTGGAAATTAAACCTATCATTGACTGGCATGACAATGGTAAAGTAGAAACACGTAACGACTTTCTTCATATTCAGACAGAATCAATTGATGGAAGAGGACGTTTTGGTTTTACATGTACACCAAATCACAAAATACTAACTGAAGAAGGATGGAAAGAAGCTAAAGATTTATCATTCGAAGATAAACTTATATCTAAATATACAGAAACAGTTAATTGTTCATATAGAAATTTCTTAAATGGTTGTTTAATAGGAGATAGTCATATTAGCATAAGAGACAAGAACACAGGATCTATAAGAATTCAAGACAACAAAAATAGAGAATACACCAATTGGAAACTAGACAAGTTATCAAAATTTATTGATTTCTCAGAAAGAGAAGTACAACAAGGATACAGATATGATTCTGAGTACTCTTATGAATTTGCAAAGATAAAGAAAGAATTGGTCAATAGAGATCCAATGTATATGCTAAGAGATTATTCAGATTTAAGCATGGCATTATGGATTATGGACGATGGCCATTTGGATTTAAACGATTCTCATTGTAGATATACAATATCAATGAAAAGGTTTAAAAACAATATAGGGAAACTAACACAAGTAGCAAGAAAACTATCAAGTTTAGGATTTGAATGCAGTTATAGGCAAAATGATGGGAGTATTATATTTAATAAAGAAACAACGAAATATATTGCAAGGAGCATATATAAATACATACCAAAATGCATGCAATATAAGCTTCCAGAAGAATTTAGAGGACAATATGAAGAATTTGAATTGTTTAATGCACCAAAACTCGAAGTAACAGAGGCAAGTATAAAAGAAATTAGAGAAGCATCAAATCGTCAGATAAGAAACAAACGTAAGTTTGATATCTCAGTAGAAGGTAACCATAATTATATGGTTGGTGGTAAATACAACGGAGTAATTGTACACAATTCCCCAGAAACAACAACTGGCGGGAATGCTCTCAAGTTTTATGCATCTCAAAGGCTAGACATCAGACGCATTGGAAACCTAAAGCGAGGCGAAGACATAATCGGCAACAAAACTAAAGTAACAGTTGTCAAGAACAAGACTGCACCGCCTAAGAAAGTTGCAGAGTTCAACATTATGTTTGGCAAAGGAATAGATACCGATAGTGAAATCCTAGACTTAGCAATTATGGACCGTATCATTGAGAAAGCAGGGTCTTGGTACAAACATGAAGGTGTCAGCATTGCACAAGGCGAAGCGAATGCTATCTTGTGGCTCAATGAAAACCCAGACCAAAAGAAAGAGATTCTAAATCAAATCAAAGAGAACAGAGGAATTGCAAATGAAAAAGAATAATGATGAAGTGCTGGCGAAGATTAAGGAAATTGAAGAATTGACAATAGAGTGTATGAAATATACACATGAAGACTTAGAGTTCGCCATGAAAATAATGAGCAAGAAAGTAAAAGAACTAGAAAAGTTAATGAACAAGGAGAAGTAAAATGGAAATCGTAAAAGCAGTAGAAAAGTCAGCGAATAGCAAAACAGGTCCCGTTAGCGTTACATATGCACCAATTCATTCCTGTCCTACATCGTGTCCATTCTTGGACTCAGGCTGTTATGCACAAACAGGACACTGTGGCATGCACCTAGCCAAGCTAAACAAAACAGCAGAAGCAGAAGGCTTTACACGTCCTCTCGATATTGCCAAGAAAGAAGCAGAAGCTATCAAGAAGCTTAAGGGAGACAAGCCCTTACGTTTACATATTGTAGGCGATTGTCGTACCTCACAGGCCGCAGAGGTTGTTGCCAAGGCAGCTGCTGAATACACTGCCAAAGAGGGGCAGCCAGTATGGACATACACGCATGCGTGGAAGCAAGTCCCTCGTAGTAAGTGGGGAAGCATTTCTGTTCTTGCAAGCTGTGAGACTATTGATGAAGCGAAGGCAGCGATGAAGAGAGGATATGCAGCAAGCATTGTACGCCTTAAAGAATTTAGCAGACCTTTTGCTTGGGAGAATGTGATCTTAATGCCATGTCTTGAGATGACAAAAGGAACCAAATGCGACAAATGCAAGCTTTGCTTTAACGACCAAGCCCTTCTTCAGAAGAAGAAAGTTATTTGTTTCTTTCCACATGGTAGCGGAACCAACAAGGCTAAAGACGCTATCCGTGTCAAGGAAGGATTCAAAACATCATGAACATAAAAGAGGCACTAGATGAGACAGAAAAGACATGACTTTAAAACTTTGTTTTGGTTGTTTATAATCATTGTTGTATTCTTCTTTTGTATAGGTTGCTTCCTGCCGTTCTTATTAATAATGATTTTGCCAATAATTATGTTAGTGTTGGCTCTTAGATGGAGAAAATAAAATGAAAGTAACAGTTAAAAGATTAGTTGGTCCAGAGTATATGACAGGGGCTTTGAGAACTACTGCTGGCAAAGACATGTATGTCGTCAAGAAGCCTACACTAGAGACATTTAAGAAAATGGTCGTGTCTGCTGGAGGAGTACCGCACTCGCCACTCAGAGCTGTTAACTATAGAATCTATGTTGAAGATGTTAAGTCTTGGGTAACTGTTCATTATGTAAGACATCACATTGGAGTACAGTTTTATATTAAAAGTCAAAGAACCGACAGAGATGTTTCTAGTGGTGACAGAAACAAAGACCCACAAGATACTTTAATTAATATGATGTTTGACGTTAATGCGAATTCATTATTAATGATGGCACAAGCTAGATTGTGTGTAAAGGCTGCTCCTGATACACAAGCTGTCATGAAAGAAATCAAAAAACAAATACTAGAAGGAGATGACTACGACCAAATTATTGGTGGAGCCATGCAGCCTTCATGTGAATGGTACAGCAAATGTTTTGAGCCTAGTCCTTGTGGGAAGTGGAAGTATGTCTAAAATATTAAGATTGTTTAAAAGATTTAGACATTGCTTTAGACATTCTGATAAAGAAATTAGTAAAGAAGAAATGAAAAAGCTTATGAAGCAATTGAATAAAAGAATGAAGGAGATGAAAATTGACTAAGGAGAAAGTACTTGTTTTTGACGAACAAAGAATGGAAGATTTTAAGGGCCTCCCAGGGGTATCCACCATTAAAGAAGATCTCAGAAAATTTGGTGGAGAAATCATTCACACAGCAGTATACATTGACAGGGATGAAGCAGAAACCAATCCTAAATACAAACAGATTATTCCATACACCGTACTTATCAAAGACGATAACGTTTTGGTGTACAAGAGAACAAAGAAAGGCGGCGAAGGACGCCTACACGAAAAACTCTCTATTGGAATCGGCGGGCACGTTAATCCAATTGACGGCTTAGGTTTAGTCGCACTAGGTGAAGCGATAGGCAGAGAAATAAATGAAGAGACAACACTTCCTGCATACTTTACTGAAGAGGAATGTAAACTAGATATTATTGGTTTGCTTTATGATCCGTCTAACGATGTAGGAAAGGTCCATGTTGGTCTTGTGTCAACAGTTGTTCTTGGCAAAGATATACCACAGCCAGAGCCAAAAGATCCTGCTTGTGCAGAATTCAACTGGGTACCAATTAACGAGCTGAAAGAAAACCCACCAGAAAACTTAGAGAATTGGTCTAAGATGGTGTTAAAAGTACTGTAGCGAAAGATTTAAAATTATGTCATTTGTACATCACAACTCAAAGACACAATTCCAAACTGGGAGTACGACAAAAATCATGGAAGATAAAGACAAAAGGAACAATACGGGTGTGGAGTGTGGTTTTATTCACCTCCACACTCATTAGGTTTGCTCAGACTTCAGTCCTCAAGATGGTGCTCAAAGCTGTACTCAGATTGCTACAAGGGCTGCTGAACTAGGCATGTCGGCTGTTGCTCTTACCGACCATGGCAGAGCTGGCGGCTTGCTTCAGCTAAAGACAGCATGTCATAAAGCTGGGGTAAAGCCAATCTATGGTGTAGAGTTGTACGTGGCACCCGAAAGCCGATTCACTAAAGAAAAGTTGGATGGACACACAAAGACATCCTACCATCTTACAGTGTTAGCCAAGAACGAGGAAGGTCTGAAGAATATCTTTAGGCTAACCTCTCTTGGCTGGCTTGAAGGCTATTACTATAAGCCTAGAGTAGACATAGAACTTCTTAAAAAATATTCAGAAGGACTTGTTGTTCTGTCTGGTTGTGGCTCAGGTCGTGCTTCTGTCAAAATTATAGAGGGCGATTTTAAAGATGCTGTTAAAAATATAAAAACATTAAGGGACATATTCAAAGATGATTTTTATATTGAAGTACAGAATCATAATCTTTCATGGCAAAAACCACTCAAGCAAGCATTGTTTACATTGTCAGATACACTAACTATTCCTATTGTTGCCACACAAGATTCTCACTATCCTAAGAGAGAAGATGCAGTGTTGCATAATAATATATGTAAATTAGCAGCAGGCGATCTCTCTTTTGATTCTGACCACTCGTGGTTTAAGAGCAAAGATGAAATGAGAGAAATGTTTGATGCTGAGAATGGAGAATGGGAAGCTATAGATAATACTTCTATTGTTGCCGACAAATGTCAGTGCGATTGGAAACATGATCAAACTATCTGGCCAGTATATGACTTGCCAGATGGCACTACGCCTAAACAAAAACTAAGAGAGCTTTCTGAAGAAGGGTTTAAGAAGTACTTTGGAGAAGGCACACAGGAGTATCGTGACCGTTTAGAATATGAATTAAGAATTATTAACGAGATGGGATTCCCTACTTACTTTCTAGTAGTACAAGACTTTATTAACTGGGCAAAGAACAATGGCATTCCTGTTGGTCCAGGTCGAGGTAGTGGTGCTGGAAGTTTGGTTTGTTATTGTACTGGCATTACAGGTGTAGACCCAATAAAATATGGATTGTATTTTGAAAGGTTTCTTAATCCGGCTCGTATGGGAAGTCCGAATTTAGAAACTAAAGAAATTAGTATTGAAGAATTTAAAAATAAAATATTCCCCACATTTGACAAAGATTTATTGCTAGAATAAGATAGCAGCATGAAACAAATAAACAATAGAATAATAGAGTTATACAAACAGGGAATAGCTGGATTTAAAATTGCAAAAGAATTAAGTCTTACCAATCATAAAGTCTATAGTCTTCTTAGAAGCAAAGGAATTACTAGAACAAACAAAGAGAATTATGCTTTAGATTTTATTGATGATTATTTTGAAAAAATAGACACAGAAGAAAAAGCTTATTTCTTAGGTCTTATGGCGTCTGATGGTTGTGTGCTAAAACCTAAACAAAGTTCTAGTGTTGTAAAACTAGAACTAAAATCATTAGACTCAGAATTGGTTCTTAAATTCTCTAAAGCACTTGGTCTTCCAGAAGAAAGGATAAAAAATTATTCTTATGGACCAAATAAAGGAGAAGAATCAACACGCTTGTTAGTTCCATCTGACAAGCTTGCATTCGATTTAAACAAGTTTGGAATTAAACCAAAAAAAACTTTTGACATTACATATCCTAATATATCAGAAGATCTAGATAATCATTTTATTAGAGGTTATTTTGATGGAGATGGTTGTATCACAACTGGGCCAACTATAAAAATTGTTGGAACTATTGATTTTTTAATTATGGTACAGAACAAGCTAATACAAAATTGCTCAGTAGGGAAAACAAAACTACAACAAAGACACCTAAGCAGAGAAAATAATATTAGATCGCTGGAAATTGGTGGGCGCTTACAGGTTAGTCGTGTGTATCATTTCTTGTATACTAATTCTACTATATGTCTAGAACGGAAAAAGAATAGATTTATGGAGTTATTAAATGAGAATAGAAAATAAAATTATAAAAAAAGAATACCAGACTAATGTTATTTCAGAATGGTTAGAATTAACAAACGAACAGAAAGCATATGTATCTTATTTATTAAGCACAAATAAAAAATACACAAATACTAATAATTCATGGGTGCTCTATGGGCTCGGAATTTCAGACGAGAAGCCAAATTCAGCTGTGTCAAGGAATAATGATGGTGGTGGATTATGTGATATTGATGTTGATTTCTGTCGAGACAGAAGAGATAAGGTTATTAAGTATGTAGCAGACAAGTACGGAGCAGATAAGGTTGCACAGATTGGCACATATGCATCATTTAAACCTAGAGGTTCATTAAGAGCATTTGCACGTGTAATGGGATACGACCCAAATGTAGGACATGTTCTTGCAAACATGGTGCCCCCAGACGTATCAGGCAAACAGGCTAAATTTAATGATGTAATAGAAGTCTCTCCTGAAATCTTAAAAACAGAGTGGCCAGACGTAATTGACATGGCAAGAAAAGCAGAAGGATTACACAATCAAGCTGGCGTTCATGCTGCTGGTGTGGTTATTTCTGATACACCAATTATGGAAAGAGCACCTTTGTTTCTTGGCAAGCATAAAGAGATTACAACACAGTTCGATATGCATGACGTAGAAGATATTGGTCTTGTTAAGTATGACTTCTTGGGACTAAGAAATCTTACTGTTATTCAAGATACAGTTGATCTCATTAAAAAAACACATGGAGTAGAAATAGATTTTGATAACATCGAAGATAAAGACGAAAAAGTTTATGATGAAATATTTAAACAAGGAAGACTTGAAGGCATCTTTCAATTCGAAACATCTTCTGGATTCAAAGATCTATGTGTACAGGTAAGACCCAAGTCTATTGAAGACCTAGCTGCTATTACATCTCTGTTTCGTCCTGGTCCACTAGGAACTAAAGATGACGATAATAAAAGCATGGTTGATTACTATGTAATGGGCCGCAGAAAGAACAAAGGAAAATATCTTATTCCTGAGCTAGAACCAATCCTTAATGAAACATATGGTGTTATGACATATCAAGAACAGATTATGAAAATCTGTACAGATATAGCTAGCTACACGTTGCCTGAAGCTGATAACATGAGAAAGATTATCGGCAAGAAACTTCCTGAAAAGATGAAGTTAGAGCGAGAAAAATTTGTAAGTGGATGTATTAAAAACAATATTGACGAAGCAGTGGCATCAAAACTATTCGATGACATTGAAGGCTTTGCCTCTTATTCGTTCAACAAATCTCATGCCGTTGCATACTCAATGATTTCATATATGACAGCATGGCTTAAAGCATACTATCCTCATGAGTTCTATACAGCGCTATTGAACTCTACAATTGATAACCAAGACAGGATGGTTAAATATATTTATGCTGCCAAGGAAGATGGAGTTCCTGTTCTTCCTCCTGATGTAAATAAATCTGGATCTAAATTCACATTAGACGAAGGTACAATTCTATTTGGCCTGGTAGGGATAAAAGGAGTTGGAGACAAGGCAGTTGAACACCTTGTAGAAGCTCGGACTGGCATTGAGTTTGGCACGTTGGAGGATCTTGTTAGAGCAAAGATTAAAAAAAGCGTTCTAGAAGCACTTGCAGAATGCGGCGCGTTAGAAGAGATCACAGATCTTTCTAGAAATCAAATCAAAGATCATGCAGAAATGCTAATCAAACACTTTAACAAATTGACAAAGTGGGAAGAAAGAGCACAGAGATATGCAGCTAGAGAGCAAGAGATTAAAGACGCTGTAGCAGAGGGCCATAAGCCTCCTCGTAGATTGCCAAAGCTACCAGACAAACCAGAACTTAAACATATTGAGGCTACCGATCCTCTTAGTAGATATGAAAGAATTAAGCTAGAGAGAAAGACACTTGGCTTCTACTTGACAGGACATCCATTAGACGATTATCCTGGTGTGGTGAGATTAGCTAAATATACTATATCAGGTCTACGCGGAGGTGCAGCTAAAGACAAGGAAAAGATTAGTATTCCTGTTGTTGTGTCGTCTGTTACTGAGAAAAGAACTCGTAAAGGAAAAAACTATGCAACATTAATCATAGAGGATTGTACAGGCCGCATGGAGGCAACAGTTTTTTCAAGGGGTTGGGAGAAAATCAAAAACAGTATCGAAGAAGATATGGTGTGTGTCTTGCAAGGCAGAATTCATAAAGAGAACTCAGACAACGAGGACTCTCCACCAATTATTAGTATATCCGTTTCTGGCATTAGAAAGGTTAATAATGACGTGTCTAATATGATTAAAGACATTGGTATTACTTTACGAGACGGAACAACTGTCACATTTAAACCAAGTGAGAATCAAGATGTTGGTTCTTGGCAGCGTGCAGCTACATATTGTGACAATCTACAAAGGATGGGATATTAATGTACAAGAAACAGAAAAGTCGCTCATGGTCCTCTAAAGAGAAAGCTCTAGTGATGGAACTTATGGAAGAGAACCAAATGTATAGAGACGTATCAGCAGCATTGCTGGCCAAGGGTTATGTTAGGTCACCTGAAGCTATCAGAAAGTTTTTTAAACGAAACGAAAAGAAAGAAGATTTTGCCGTGTCAGACAAGAAGGAAAAACATATTAATCTGGATGTACAACAAGAACATAGTGATGCTCTGCTGGCAATTGAAGACAAAAGACAACGTCTCTTTAATATCGTCACAGAAAGATATGAAAAGATTGGCAATCCTACTGGCAAGCTACATAAAGTAGTTTCTATTAGTGATTTACATATACCATGGGTAAACGATAATGTTATTGCCGACATGATCAGCAAGCACAGTGATGCCGAAGTGCTAGTCGTTAATGGCGACATCTTAGATCAGTTCTCTGTTTCCAAGTGGCCCAAGAACAAAGGCGTTATGCTCCGTCACGAGTACGAAATTGGACTAGAGTATGTTAGAGAATTCTCTAAAGTCTTTAAAAAGGTAGTACTTACTAGAGGGAATCATGATGACAGACTAGAGTCTTACTTTGCAAGTAATCTAGATCCAGGTATTTGTTTTATGACTCATCCTGACATGCTAGAACGTATTGCTAATGGTTATGGATTTAATAAATATGACAAGCTAGAGAAAATGTACGACCTTAGTAATGTGCATTATACTGGTGGGCTGTCAGGCTGGTATGCCAAGGTAGGAAACTGTATTTTTGCACACCCCAAAGGCGGAAGTAAGATTCCTATGCGCTCAGCTGTAACAGTTGCAGATTACTTCTTGGAGAAAGAAGACTATGATGCTATTGTTATTGGACACACACATAAGATCGGGCAAATTATTTGGAAAGGTAAAATGCTAATTGAACAAGGCTGTTGTTGTGTACCAATGGACTATGAAGCAGATGCAAAGATGGCATATAGCCAACAAGCATTTGGATATGCAGTTATTTATATGAACAGCAAGGGTCAAGTTCACTTTGACAAAAGCAGACCTGTCTATTATGGTACTGCAACAGCTGTTGATGCAGACATTAGAATGTCATTAGGAGAATAATATGGACACAAAAGACATGGATCAGTTGATTCAAATCGCTGGCGGACAGACACCACAGGACAACCCTGTTGGAAATCTAGCCAAGCTAGTTAAGCAAATGAAAAACATTACTGGGTACTTACATCACCTAGAGAGTGGTGTTGTTGCTATGTCTCATGAGCTTCAGGCACAAGGGCTTGGGTTACAAATGCTAATGAGAATTTTAATTGAGAAGGGTCATTGTACAGAAGAAGAGATCAAAAAATATCATAATACGTATGTCTTTGAACCAATGCAAAAGATGGCCAAAGAAATGCAAGACAAAATGGCAGAAGCCGAAAAGGTTGCAAAGGCCAAAGGCACACAAGAAGTATTAACAGCAGAAGAAACACCAGAGATGCCACCAACTCTAGACGAAACAAATGAAGATGAGCATAGTGATGTAGTTTTGGCTTCTGAAAGAGCCAATAACGTAGTGAGGTTTCCAAGTGACAGACAAGATAGTTAACATTCCTGAGGGACAATGGGTTGATTTCATTAATATTCTGTATGCATCTATAGAGCATATCGCACATACAGAAAATAACCGTGGAATCATGATGACCTTACGCCAAATCGTAGGCGATTCGTTCCACAAAGGAGAAGTCCTTGTAGTAGATGGAAAGATTGTGCCCAGGGACTATTTTAAAAATGACAAAAGAACTTCTATTCTCAGTAACAAAGAAAGATCTAGTACTTGAATACTTTAGTGGTTCAGGTGCTGGCGGACAACATAGAAACAAATGCCAAAACAGTTGTAGATGTAAGCACCCACCAAGTGGAGCAGTAGGCTCTTGCCAAGAACATAGAAGCAAAATTCAAAATACAAAGATTGCTTTTCGTAGAATGGTACAGTCAAAAGAATTTCAAGAGTGGATAAGAATAGAGTCAGCCAGAGCGACAGGACAGCTGACACTAACCAAAGACGAAGTAGATCGTGGAATAACAAAAAACATTAAGGTTGAAGTTAAGAAAAACGGTCGCTGGGTAGAGGAAAGGCAATAATATAATGACAGATACACAAGAGTTCTCAGTTGTAGCAGCTGAGGACGCATATGTAGTTAAGCCTAAAGGGCTTTATAGGCATAGACCAGGGCTACATCCAACAGAAGCATCAGTTGAATTTACAGAAGACAACAGAAAGCTTGTTGTCGGCAAGTGTATGCGAGCTGCATGGTATAGAAGCATGGAAGTACGCAAGACAGAAAGTGCATCGGCAGGACTAATGCAGAAGGCACATCTTGGCAAGTGGGACGAACAAGGCATCGTAGACAGATGGAAAGAAATGAGTATTTGGTATGACAATAACATTAAGTTCTATCAAAAGAGCCATTTCTTATCAGGAGAAATTGATGCAGTATTAAAGAACCCTAATACTGGTGGGCTTATTGGTATGGAAGTTAAATCTTTCTACGGATATTATGCCAACAAAATGGTTACTGGTGCCAAGAGAGAACAAACTCCTGGAGTTCCTAAAGAACCACAGTTCTTGCAGGCAATCATTTATGCTTGGGAGTACAGAGACATACTAGAAGAGTTTAGACTATATTACATTGAGCGTGGAGATGGACATAGAGTAGAGTTCCGTGTAGGTTTTGACGAAAGACCTGACGGCAAACACCAGGCATGGTGGCAACAAATAGATGGCAAATACTGGAACTATTTTGTCCCAGATAAAGTATTTCAACCATATACCATTGAGGACATCTATGACAGGTATACTCTTTTGTTACAAAAGCTTAAAAATAAAGAACTTCCTGGTAAAGATTTCTCTGGTAAGTGGGACGACGAAACTGTAGAGTGGATGTGGACACATGGCAGACTCGGCAAAACAAAGTACCAGGCCTGGACAAAGAACTCATCAAAGAATCCTGTTGGCGACTGGCAATGTTCATATTGTGACTACAAGGCTCAATGTATGCAAGACGAACTAACAGCAGCTGCAACAGACTAGAGAGGCTAATATGAAAATTGGAGTAGACATGGATGGAGTTTTGGCAAACTTCACAAGTGCAGCATTACGTAATGTAAAGAAGAAATGGAATATTGATATTACATATGAAGAGATGCTAGAGCCTAGGCTTAGCGAAATGATATTAAATCATTTGCCGGAGTCAAAAATGTCTGGCAGAGATATCTATAAGCATATTGCACCTAAAGGTTTCTTCGAAGATTTAGATCCATATCCTGGTGCAATTGATGCACTTAAAGAACTTAGCAAAATACATGAAGTAACTATTGTCACAAAACCTCTTGAATGGGAAAACTGTCCAGGAGAAAAATACTCTTGGTTAAAGAAACATCTTGGATACCACCCTAAAATCGTGCTGGTTAGTTCTATGGAAATCAAAGGAATGATTGATGTTGATGTTATGATTGATGACGACCCAAGAGTTATTAAAAATCTTTCGACAGCTATGCCTATTGTTGTGCAGCACCCATGGAACAGAGAGTTCTTAAAATTTGAAGCAGTTCACTCGGTAGGTAATTTTAGCCAAGTACCTGCTCTTCTTAGCAGGGTAGCGCCCTTACTATTTAACCCAACCTATTAGGAGAATATAATATGAAACCAAGACTAATCAATCTTGAAGAAACTACAAGAGTAATCAGACCGTACTTAGAACAGTATCTACAAGAACATGGGATTGATCCGTCAAAAAACTTTAGCTGTCTTAACCCAAAACATACAGATTCTTCTCCGTCTATGACGTGCAAACAAGTACCTGAGAGAGCATTCTGTTTTGGTTGTGGTTATACAGCTGACATCTTTGCCGCTGCAAGCTGTATTGAAGGAAAACCTAGTACTGGCATTGGATATATAGAAGACAATGTATTATATTTAGCAGAGAAATATGGCATTCAGGTCAAACTAAGTGACCTTACGCCAGAAGAACTTTATGAATACCGTACATATCAGGCATATAAAATGGCTGCTGAACTAGTAGCTGACCCAAACTTTGGAGACTACTCGGTAGTTGACAAAGAAATTGACAGAAGAGGGTGGGACAAAAACAAAATAGCTGAGTGGGGCATTGGTACAATTGATTTTAATGAGTTTAGAGAGAAACTAAAAGCTGCGGGCTATGAACCTAAGTTTCTTGGCGGAATAGACCTAGACAGATCAAATCTATTCAATTCAAACAACTTGTTGTTTACTGTATATGATGACCAGGGACGACCAGTAGGGTTTTCTGCTAAAAATCTTAAATACAATGGAGATGGTCATAGTGGACCTAAGTACATCAACACAAGAGGTACTGGCCTGGAGTGTGCAATCTTTAAGAAGGGCGAAAGACTCTATGGATATGAGATTGCCAAAGAAGCTCCAGACCCATTATATATCTTTGAAGGCCAGGCAGATGTAATCACTGCCAGGCATCATGGCCTTATGAACTGTTGCTGTGGCATGGGTACAGCACTAACAGACCATCATATTACACTGTTAAAGAAACATGGCTCTTTCAATATAGTTTTGGTATATGACTCTGATAAAGCAGGAGAGCTAGCGGCACAAAAAGCCTTAGATGAAAAATTTGGCAAAGAGAAAGACTTTAGGGTTAAGTTGTGTCAGCTGCCAGCTGGACAAGACCCAGATGAATTGATCAGAACACATGGATTCGATGAATTCGTAAGGCTTAAAAGATGGACTGCCTTCGAGTGGCGAATGATGAAGTTCGTAGAAGACTTTGGTGGCGATCTAGATGACGACCAGAGAAGAGAAGTAGCCGAGAAAATGATTCCAATCATTGTTGCTGAGATGAGCCATATTCGACAAGAAGAAATGGCTAAACAAGTAGCAAAGATGACTGGCTATGACCTTACCACTATTGTGTCAGAAGTCAGAAGACAAAAGAACGAGAAAGATGCAGAGGTTCAAACCAAGAAGAAGAATCTTATTGAAGCACTGCTTACAGATGTAAAGAAGAATCCAAATGATGCAGAGTTAGCACTGGCCCAGTGTCAAAATGCTATTAGTGACATCAATAAGTCTTTGCAGGTAGAGAACGAAGAGTCTTCTACTGTCTCTGCTATTGCTTCACTGAAAGAAGCAGATGAAATGAAGACAGGAGAATTTGCAGGCTTCTTCTTAAAGGCAGATGGACTTGGTGGTATTGGCGCTAGAATGGATGATGACTGGAAACGTGACAATCTTATGTTTGTTGGAGGCTCAGAGCAAGCTGGCAAGACTACTTTCTGTGCACAGTTGGCATATGAAATTGCTGACGATAAGAAGAATGACGCTATTTGTATCTACCATTCTATTGATGATGCTAAAAAGTCTATCATTTACAAGTGGATATGCAACGCTTCTGAAGATAAAAGACTGACACTTAACATGGTTAGCAATCCTAACTACTGGGCCTTACAGCCAGGCTGTGAATTCGTGCATGAGGCCAGAGAGAAGGCCTATCGCAAGGTCTTAAAGATGGTAAAGAACGGTCAGCTAGTTGTAAAAGACTCAAGTGACGGATCTTCTGTTTCTTATGCCGAGAATGTAGTTAGGTATTACAGAGAACTGTATCCTGAAAAGAATATTGTGTTGTTTATTGATAACTTTCATAAGTTACCGGATTATTCTGAAATTCAAGGACACGAAAGAGTAAAAAGACTATCAAATCATTTGAAAAATATGGCCGTAGCACATAATATTACTATTATTTGTACTGTCGAGTACAGAAAGCTACAAGCAGGAGAGAAACCAACAAATCTAGCCATTGCAGAGTCACGTTCTTTGGCCTACGATTCTACTGTTATTGTTCACTTGCATAATGACATGCATCACAAGGGAGAACAGGAGTCTGTGCTCGTGCATCAAGATGAGGACGGTAAATTACTGCCAAGAATCTGGTGTAAGTTCGGTAAGAACAAAGTGTCTGGCTATGAAGGCAGAGAGTTCTTAGACCTGCATCCAGCTGGTGCCAGAATGTCTTCAGTACAGATAGAGATTGCCGAACAAGAACAAAGAGACAGGCTAGCATATCTAAAAGAGAATCATGCAACAGAACAATATTAAGAGGTGTTAATGAAACAAATTATAAAAACAAGTGGACTGCTAACAGGCATTACTGTTATTAATAACTTAGATGCTGCTATGGAGTTCACGTCTGAAAAGGTGAAAGATATAGCCGACATCTTAGAACAAATTGATAACAATCTGGAGGTTGAAAAGAATGACTAAAAGCTACGTATGTGGTGCATGTGGACAAGAAGTAAACAAATATAAAGATCAGTGCCCTTACTGTAAGGCATCTGGTGATAATCTTGTGGCAAATCCTTGGGGTATGGGAGACTTTGAAGACTACGATGACCTAGATGGCTACGGATACGACGACACAGAGTAATGATTTTTACTCCAACAGACATAGCATGTTTCTTGTACTGTCCTATGCTCCCTAAGGGGTCAGAATACCTTGTGTATGAGAAAAGTACTGTGTTTGAGTCATGTGTGGGCAATGCCATTGTGGAAGCAGAACGTGGTTGTTTGCTAAATGATAGCGAAATCAACCCAAGAATGATAAACAAGGCATGGGACAATACCTGGTGGCCTGTCTGTGCAACTCATAAGATTCCATTTAAAAAAGCTCAAGACAAAACAGTCAAAGCAGGACCTTACTTCTTGGACTATTGCAAATATGACATCTCAGATTTCTTACATCCAACTGTAGCTGTAGATATAGACGTACAAGTCCCTGTAGGACAAAGTGTCCTTCATGCTCACGTTGATTTGATGAAAGTAGACCTTACTGTATCAAACAAGAACATGATGTTAATAGACTTTAGCAAGAAGGGAATGAAAACTTTTGATGCTGGACTAGATCCAGGAATCGCTGCAACTGCCATGGCATTTCATAGAGGTGTCAAAGAGACAATACAATATGTTTTAGTTGAAGTTGACGAAAATACAGAGAAACTGTTCGTAACTTCTGCTGTTTTTAGACCATCTGACATAGAGAATATAAAGAAAATGATATCTTATGTTGAGAATAGTATGCGCAATGGAGTATCTTATGGTAATAGATGGAAATGTAAGGAGTGTAAAGCGTGTCCAAGTTTCAAATACTTAATGAAAGAAGATTCCCTCTTAAGACAATAGATTCTGCTGATACAGCGCATATGCCGTCTACGTGGAATGTTAAAGATAAAAATAAAGACTTGTTGCCCTTCTGGAGATGGGAACATAGAGTTACTTTGGGCTGGAATGCACGAGAATTTATGGTATTTATTGACCAAGTGCGTCAGAGTATACACATAGAAGAAATTACTGGTGGCCATCTAGAGACAGTAGCAGATGATAATTTGTTTGAGAGCTTACTTAATTTTGCACAAACAAAAGGATTCTGTGAAATCATTGCCCCAATGATGAAGCCTACTAAGGAAAGGTTTATCTAATGGATAAAATACCTGAAAAATTACCTACTAAGAATGTTAAGAAAACAGCCATTTCAACTTTGCAAGAGTCTTTAGAGCCTTACATTGGTGAAAAAATGACAGACGTGCAACTAAGAGCAATTGGGAACGCTATCAATAGTTTCTTTCTTAAATGCATAGAGCAAAAAATTCTTGATAAAGAGAAGTGGGACAAGGACAATACAATTATTGTTCAAGAAAAGAATGATAATGAAATTGATATTATTCTCCCTGATTGGATATATGAATGGATGGAGAATGAGGAAAACTAGAACACCAGTTCAGCTTGCCAAGAATGCCTCTAAGCTACATAAGCATATAGGAGAGCTTCTTGTATCAAATGATTCACCTTTTAAGCACTATGAAATCAGACAAGAATACCATGTATCTATGGTCAATCCAGATTATCACTCAAATAAAGAGAAATTTGATTGGGTTATTCTTAATTTGAATGTAGTAATAGAAGTGCACGGCGAACAACATTTTTGTCCTGTATGTTTTGGTGGCATAACTAAAGATGAAGCTAAGAGAAACTTTTTACGTAGACTCTACCTAGACATGCAAAAACAAGAAGCTGCTGAGAAGGCTCTGTGGGCCTATGTAGTGGTCAAACACGATGAGAAGAACTTTACCCTAGATAAGCTTGTAGCACGTATCAGATCGGCTCTGGAACGTGTTCCTGAAGGTGTCTATGAACAAAAGAAACCTAAGGCTAAGATACAAGGTCGGGGGTTTCAGAAATCAAATAGGAAATATCAATGGCCAACAAGGAAAATACAGAACAGAGGGTTCCAGAAATAACAGAATTGTTTTCCCTCGTGAAATGGCACCTATTTATATGGCGGGTAGCCCAGATCCAAGAACATTTGCACGTGGCAAACGAACAATTGCAGGCTCTCTAATTGGAGTTGTCTTTGACAAAGAAAACCTAGAAGCTGTTCTTTCAAAAAGAAATTTTTATAATACTGAAGAACAGGATTTTGGACATATGCCTACAATTGATATTATTCTTATTGGTACAAATGAATATGGAGCACAATCTTTTATGAAGATTCTTGGCTGTGAACTAATGAAAAGTGGTTATGGCGTGCCTATTAACGAAGTTATAACAGACAAAATTGAAACAATAACTTATGTTGCTAATAAGATAGTTCCTTGGACAGTACCAGATATTGATATTGAAATCGTTAATCCATTTACTAAAAGAAAGAGTTTATTGTAATGGCTGAAGAAATAACAAAAGTAAGATGTGTAAATTGTGGAGCAAGGTGGGAATATGAAGGTCGTATCGATGATGACTTTGAGAAAAACATAGAATGTCCAGAGTGTGGTTTTGTATGTTCGGCATGGACATTTATCCCAGCTACTGGAGTTCTTGATGAATAAGATAAATGATAATTTTGAAAGATGTGGCTTAGCAATTAAGATATATCCTCACTGGACATATGATATGGTTATTAACCATCTTGAAGTATGTAAGAAAGCTATAACTAGACACCTAATTTATAAGGGATATTGTGAGCCTGCTGAAAACAGAATTGAAGTACGATTTGAGCCAAGAGACGGATATACTAGGGTGAAAATAGTTTATGCCTATACTGAAGAAGATAGCATAAGTAACAATCCAGACTATCAGGCTAAATTAGTTGAAGACATGGTAGAAATAGGAGAATAATATTAATGGTAAATCGAGCTGTTAAATGTAGTGTGTGTAAAAAAGGTATCTTCTATCTGCCTGAAGGCTACAAGATGGATCTTAAGGTAACTTGTGTAGAGTGTCAGAAGGGCACCAAGAAGAAAAGAACCCGTCAAACAGCAGCAGCTAGCTATTCTAAAATGAAGAAGGGTGTTAGGCCTGATATTCATCCTACATATAGCTTTAGGTCTGCAACCGAAGCAAATTTTGCACGAATCATGAACAAACTAGGTGTCTCTTGGAAGTACGAGGAGAGGGCCTTCAGCTTCCCTGGTTATAAAACTAAACCTCATGTATATATTATGGACTTCGAGATCACAGAGGGCTGTACAGAGCTTCCTGCTGGCTTCTATGAGATCAAAGGATACATGACGCCACAGAGTAGACAGAAACTCAGACGTCTTAAAAGATGTTATCCAGAAGAGTTCTCTAGAACAACTGTAGTCGTCTACAATAAATACAAGAAGAAAGACATAGAGCTTTGTGAGAAGCTAGGATACAAGACTATGCTATATGATGAATTGACTGCTAGATTTTCAAAGGATATACCAACATGGGAATAGATCCTGATAAGAAAAGAATTGTTCAAGTTCTAAAAGATGATGAATGGGTCAACATCAAAATGAAAGACATTAAAACTGGTAATGTTTTTAGGCTATATGACCCTGGCGGGCTTCCTGTTAAAGATGAACATGGCAATACTGAGTTTACTGCTCGTGCTGATGGAGAAGAAGTAGATGGAGTTGGTATTGTAGAAGCAGAAGATATGGACAAGCTGGAACCTAGAGGAGATTGTCTTAAGTGTCGAACCTACACAAAGAATCCAGAACATAATTATTTCTATTGTTATATAAAAGGACATTGTCCTGTATGAACGGACCCTAAAGAAACATGTGAACATGATTTTAAAGAACATTATTACTCAAGTTCAGACATGCTAGGCTTACAGTGCACTAAGTGCGGCCTACAAGATAAGTATTCTTGGAGGAAGAAAGAATGGAAAAAATAAATTGTCCAAATATTAAATGTAAAGGTCATCTAAAATGTATTGCTAACGAATCAACAACAATTGGATATTTTACTTATGATCAAAATGTTTGTACGGAAACATATAAATGTAATATATGTTTGTCAAAATTTGAAAGATCATGGAGGTGGCATAAGGAGGAATTAAATGATGATTGAGGGCGATAGAGACTTGAAGATAGATTTTCAAGAAGACTTTGATACTGGCATGCAACTAGTAAAGTTTACCAAGTATACATTTGATGGCAGAAGAAAAACTTTTATATTAGTCATAAAAGATAGTGATTTCTTTGAAGTCTCTGAAGGAGCAACTATTCCTAGGAGACATTTGGGATAGACCGTGTTAATTCCATCAGCTAAAGCACAACTACTAAGAGACTATCAGAGTGCACTGTTCTATCAGATAACAGAACCAAAGAATGAGAGACAGTATGTATTCTATCTGCTTCTGAGGCCTCTTCTGTTGTGGGTTAGAGATACTATGATAGACGATTGCCTGTTAGAACCTGCCGAGGCAGAGAGCGAGCTGTACTTGCTCTGCTGTAAGATATTTGATGACTTCGACAAAGAGAAAAGCAGTATCATTCCTTATCTAAGGAAAGCTATTCCGTGGAAAGTACATCATCTACTAAGAAAGCTTAAGAGAGTGTCTCAGAGAGAAATACCTTCTGGACTAACAGAAACAACTGAAGATTTATATGAAACAGATGAAGAATATTACTGGAAGATACCAGAAATGTTTATTACCGATAGATTTATAGGTAAACTCTTTACAATAAGAGAAAAATACTATATATATAAGATACTTGTAGCCGACAACGACAAGTTAACACAAAAAGACCTAGCCAAAAGCTGTAAAGTCAGCAGGCCAACTATGAATATAAGGCTCTCAGAACTAAAGGAAGCCTTAGTAACTGGAGGATATAATGGTACTACCCAAAGACGTAAAACCTGAAGATGTTATGCACCCAACAGGAGTTTTCTTTCGTAACCCCACTCACATGGAAGAAGCAGACATGGCACAGAGCCAAAACCAAATTGTAAAAGCACTTACGGCCGCTAAACGTGAACAAATAACCGAAGTACTGTCATTTACAGAAGAATCAAAACCATGGACTCTTCCTGGATTTGTTAATATTAGAGAAATGGATGAACTTCAATGTGAACAGCTTTGTCGGACCATGATGCGATACAGACCAAATATCTTTAAGGTTCATATTAAACTAGGGAATTACGTCAATGCTAAGCCTATTAAGACACTAAAAACAAGAAACCTATCTTCTTTAGAGCCACGTTTCCATACAGAAGTTGCAAAGAAAATGTCTGATGTTTTGTCTGACAGGTCTCTCAATGTAACAGAAATTATTTATACAGTTCATAGTGCTGAGCCTGGAAACTTTCGTGCAGTCAGTGAAGTATTTGGCATGGTAGATGACGAAGACTATGAGAATGATGAGCTATTTACACCTGGTATTCTAATCGAATATTACTCAAACTAATTTTCCTGCCAAAGGAGCTAACTAATGGCTCAACGTGTTCATGGTGTTATAAAACCTAACAGGCGTGGCAATGTACCTGCTAGAGTAGTGAACGTCCAGTCCAAAAAGAAAAATGAAAATAATAAGATTCGTCTTGATAAACTAACATCTGATAATCCTGTTATCTGTGTTAAGAGAAGACTTGGTGGCATTGGTGATGTCATTATGACAACACCTCTTCTTAAAGAAATAAAAAGACTAATTCCTGATTGTCATCTAATATATGCTACAGACCTAGAGTATGCAGACGGAGCACTAGGAGATATAATTAGACATAACCCATATGTTGATGAGCTTATACCAAATTCGCAAATCGCAGAAAGTACCTATGCCTATAGTGTAGATGTTACTGCTACTGGTTTAGCAAAAGAAAAAGCAGGACAAATACCTCCAAACAGAATTGATATGTTTGCAGAAGCTGTAGGTGTATGCGTAGGTGCAGATCCAGTTCCTGTATATGAAGTGACTGATGAAGAAAGAGAGATGGCAACAAAGCGTATTGAAGCTGATTTCCTTGGACCAGCAAAAAGTAGAGAAGATATAAAGTTAATTGTAATTCAAGTAAGAAGTAACGACGCCAGAAGAACATGGCCTCTTGATCATATGGATAAATTGGCTGATATGTTAGCAAAAGACCCAAGCATTAGAGTTCTTTTGTGTGACTGGGGAGATAAAGCAGATAGATGGGAATCAAGAGAACGGGTATGGGCCATTAAGAATGAAAGCATTGTAGACATAGCTGCGATTATAGAACAATCTGATTTAGTTATCTGTCCAGACAGTAGTATTCTTCATCTTGCTGGTGCGTTAAGTAAAAAGATTGTTGCTATCTTTGGGCCAATACCTCCTGAGAGCCGTATTAATCATTATACAAATGCACATGCTGTTACATTAGGTTTGTCTTGTCAGTATTGCTGGTATACTCCAATGTGTATTAGAAGCAACAACACAAAATTTGATTGTCTAACAAAACTTACACCAAAAATGGTACACGACGTGGCAATAAAGAAAATGGCAAATGAATATATTGTAGAAACGAAAGTAGAATATGGTAAAAATATGACTACAGTCGGGGGACAAGATCCTGTTATATTAGTCAAAAGAACAACAGGAGGCATTGGCGATCTTGTTATGGCTACAGCAGGCATAGAAGCACTTAAGGAAAAGTTTCCTAACAAGAAATTACATGTTGCAGTAAATAAAAATCTACATCCAGTACTAGAAAACAATCCATATATTGACCATGTGCTTGATATTAATCAGCCAATAAATGCAAAAATCTATCATATGATTTTTGATATTTCTCATCCTTGTGCGCGATACGAAGTAGCAAGACTAAGAGCCAGAAAGCCTGTTGAAAAGAATAGAGTTGAAATTTATGCAGAAGCACTTGGGTCAAGAGAAATTATTAAAGATCTTAAACCAAGGATACATTTTACAGAAGAAGAACTTAAAGAAGGAAAAAAGTTTTTATTAGAAAATGGACTGAACCCAAACAAAAAGACTATTGCTATTGCAACTAACAGTACAGAACTTTACAGAGACTGGCCAGAAGAGAATTACACAGTGCTATTTGAAGCATTGAAAGACAAGTTTAATATTGCAATATTCCACAAAGAACGTAAAAACTTTTACCCTGGAATTATAGATGCTCGTGGTCTTCCATTAAGAAAAGCAATTAGTACCATGGCAACATGTGATGGTCTTATCACTGTAGACACAGGGTACTTGCATATTGCAGCAGCATTAAATATACCAACAGTGGCATTGTTTGGTCCTATTGATTACAAAGCAAGATGTAAAGGATATAAGAACACAACAGTTATTGTGTCAAATCTAGACTGTATTCCTTGTTGGCGTAATGGCACAACAAAATGTAAACATACTGGTTTAGTAAAATCTTATTCTAGATGTATGGAAAATATTCATGTTAAACAAGTAATTAAAGTAGCACTTACAAAATTTAAAGGAATATAAAAATGTCAAACATTCCTAGCTCTGTATTTGTAACTTTAGGTGGTGGTCTTGGTGATGTATTTTATACGTATGTAAACGGTAAAAATGGATGGGGTTATATAGAGTCTTTAAAAAAGACATATCCAAGTATTAAAATAAAAGCTATGTGTGCAACTCATAATCCACAAACATTAGACTTTATTGAAAATAATCCATATATTGATTCAATAGTTGAATTTGGATGGGTATTAGACGCAACAGAATTATGGAAAAAATACAAAGGAGATGCTGTACGTCTTGATAAACAAAAAGACTTACTTAAAAAATTAAAAGATAAAAAACCTAATGTTTATTTAAGTCAAACAGACAAAGAAACTGTTAACAATATAACTAGTAGTGGAAATTTTGTGCTTCTTCATCCTTTTGCAGGAGAGCCACATCGTAGAGCACTGCCAGCTGAAGAATATATACCATTGATCGATAGTATTATAGATAAACTTGGATTAAATGTTGTTCTTATTGGCGGTAGCTATACAAGAAGTAATCGAGTCCACAAAGAACTAAAGACAGAATACTTAGATTACAATAGAAGTGGACTGCATAATATTATTGGCAAATCAAATGCTCGTATATGTTTGACATTGGCAAGAAAACAAACATGCTTTTTGGGTTCGTGGTCAGCGTACTCTTGTGCTTCATGGCTGTACAATAAGCACACAACAATATTGCTCCAAGAAAATGACGTAGAGAAACTTAATAAGAAACTAAGTAAAGGACAAAGATGGGACGGAGCAAAATGTGACATGATAACAACCAAAGGACCATATCATAATCCAAAAGACACAAACTTCAAGAAGGTTCGAGAAGAAGCCTTTAACAAGATACAAAATGAAACAAAATAAAGTATATTTAGGGTTGATTGGAGGGCTTGGGGATGTAATTTATCAGTATTTACATGACCCAGCATGGCAATCTCTTGCTGACTACAAAACAAAGAACCCTAATACTTGTATCAAGGCTATCGTAGTCTCACACAACCCTCTAGCCCATCAAATCGTAGAATTAAACCCTTATATAGATGAAGTAGAACAACATCCTCCAAAGAGAGAGATGAGAGATAAAAACTGGAAGCATCACGAAGTCATACATCAGTATGCACAAGGAGAATCAAGACTTATCGGGTCTAACCTAACACACAATAGACCTGTATTCTATCTAAAGAACTCAGAAGTTGAGTTAGTAAATCAATTAGTTGTTGGCAAGACAGCTGTAGTACATCCATTTGCATCAGAAGAAGCAAGAGTTTGTATCCCACCAAAGGACTATAGATCTATTGTCGACAAATTAAGACACAAAATGTTCAATGTAATTATGCTTGGCGGAAGCTATGTAAAATCATTTGGAGAAGAAGAAAAGTATAATAAAGTCGAGAAGTTCTTGTACCCTAAGACAGATGGGTTCACGAATCTAATAGGCAAAACAAATGCAAGAACTTCATTAGCCTTAGTAACTAATGCTGATTTGTTTGTTGGAACTTGGTCTTGTTATGGTGTAACAGCATGGATGCACGGTATAAAATCAATAATATGTGTGCCTGACAAAATGTCTGAAGGATGTTATAAAATACATGATGGTAAATATAAAAACCATAACAAAGCAGATAAGATAATTAAAGAATCAAATAGCAAAATGATAGTGAGGCTAATATGAAGAAGGCATTAATAACTGGTATCACAGGACAAGATGGATCTTACCTGGCTGAATTGCTTCTTGATAAAGGTTATGAAGTACATGGAATAATTCGTCGTACAAGCAGCTATGTGAGACAAAGAATTGATCATTTGTCAATGGACCCAGAGATAAAAGACAAAACATTGTTTTTGCATTATGGAGACATGACAGACGGCTCAAATATCTCAAGACTAATTGAGAAAATTATGCCTGATGAGGTTTATAACCTGGCTGCGCAATCACATGTAAAGATTTCTTTTGATGTACCTGAATATAGTGCACAGGTTGATGGCATTGGAACCATTAGGCTGCTAGATGCCCTTAGAGAATTATGCCCAAAGGCTAGGTTTTATCAAGCTTCTACATCTGAGCTGTACGGACTAGTACAGGAGACTCCACAGAAGGAAACTACGCCCTTCTATCCTCGTTCCCCTTATGCAGTAGCTAAACTATATGCATACTGGATCACAAGGAACTACAGAGAGGCTTATGGCATGTTTGCCTGTAATGGCATTCTGTTTAATCATGAGTCTGAGAGACGTGGAGAAAACTTTGTTACTAGAAAAATCACAATGTCAGTGGCACGTATTGCTCGTGGCCAACAAGACAAAATATCTTTAGGAAATCTATCTGCATTAAGAGACTGGGGATATGCGCCTGATTATGTAAGAGGAATGTGGATGATGCTCCAGCAAGATGAGCCAATGGATATTGTGATGGCCACAGGAGAGCAACACTCTGTAGAAGACTTCTGTCTTGCAGCATTTGATGCTATTGGAATGCCCATTAAGTTCAAAGGAGAAGGTGTTGATCGTAAAGGGTATAACATAAATGGTGTTGTACGTGTAGATGTTAATCCAAAGTTCTTTAGGCCAACAGAAGTACAAACACTACTAGGTGATCCAACAATGGCTAAAGAAGTTTTAGGTTGGGAACCAACTATTAGCTTCAAAGAATTAGTTACTCGCATGGTAGTTAACGATCTTAATGAGATAAAACAATGAGCACTGGAAATAACATAGACAGGTTAATTGATATAAATAACAAACTGTGGCATGAAGCAACACAGATAAAAGACTTTGATAACAAACCAATCAAAGGACTCTCTTCAGAAGAAAGAGTTAAATGTTTCCTTGCAGTTAGAAAACTTAATTCTAGTCGATCTGCAATTAGAGCAGAGATAGATAGAGAATTTGATGACGGAGTTGACGAATCTAAAGTCAACTATTCTGGAGAGTAAAATGCTAACATATAGTATCGGAGAAATGGTTGATAAATTATGTGTAATTCATCTTAAGGTTTGGCATCTAGAAGAACAAATTCAAAAAGCAGAAGCAGATAGCCTAGACGCAAAAGAAATAGAAAAGTTATGTGACAAAGTAGTAAATCTAAATGCCTACAGGATGAAGATCGTCAAATCAATAGACGAATACTTTGAGGCAAAGGCAAATGGATGAAGCTCTTATTAAAAAAACAATCAATGGGGTTCAGAATTCTTCACTAGAATACATGAAGAGATATAGCTTATGTGATTGTGTTACTCTTGGATTCCCCGAAACATATAACGCTATGGGATTAGGACTAGATGTATTCAACAGCAAGATAGAAGCTGGTAAGAAATACATCATGCCATATGCAAACAAAGTATCTGAGGAAGACATTAGAATCCTTAGACCTGTCGGCTACAAGACTCCCAAAGAAATTGAGACATTCTTATGGAGTCCATTTCATGATTCCACAAGCACATTCTATGATCTAGGTGACGACGTCATTCATTCTTTTAGATTTAAAGGACAGTGGTTAAGGAAATATAGCTTTGTAAAGCAACGTTCTGAACCATTGTTTACAGAAGTTATACGGTCAATTAAAACAATGAAAACAAAGATATATAACATGTGGGGATCAGATGTAAACTGCATGTTGTTGTTCTACGATAACTCTAGGTTGAATAATAAGACTGTCAAGAAGAGAATGGAAAGATATAACGAAATATCACTAGAAGTATTGCATGACTGGCATGAATTGAAAGTTGAGCTGACAGAAGAAGACAAAGAAGGAAAAGAATGGGAGCATTATAAGAGGCCAGCAAGAATGAATTTATTAGATCAAATCAAGAAGATAGAAGACAATGCATAGTAAATTCTATGTACATACTTGTGGAGGAATGGGAGACCATTATCTAGGATACTTCAACCCAAACTGCAAAAAATATGGACTTGGTTTTATTGAACAGCTTAAAGAAGAATACCCTAACTCAACTGTAAAACTTATTGCTCATCCTGCCAACCCACAAGGACCAGAGTTCTTTAGATACCATCCACATATAGATGAGATTGAAACACATCCATGGGTTGCAGGGCTAGGGAACTGTAAGAACAAAGAGAAAGAAGCAAAAGGATATATAGAGCTAGAAGAATTTGGTAAAGAGAAGGAATGGGCAAAGAGAAAGAATGAAACGATATATACTTCTGAAGAAGATGACAAGTTCTTAAAAACAATCTTAAATAAAAAACCATTTGTTGTTTTACATCCATTCGCCAGTGATAAACAAAGAATGCCCATGCAACCAAGACAATTTTTTCCTTTGGTTGATAGTATTATCAAAGACTATGGCATCAAAGTAATTGTTTTAGGTGGCTCATACAAGAGAACAAGAAATAGACTAGATCAAATCAAAGAAGAATTCCCCTATGAGAGAGAAGGTTTAATCAATCTTATCGGCAAGACCAATAGCAGAACAGCAGCTAAAATAATACACTCATCGAAGGTATTAATTGCTAATCATTCTGGGCTATGGTGTGCTGCCTCAATAGGAGGAATAAAACTTATAGCAATGCACAGGAATCCAGAGTACCATAGCAAATGGATCAAATCTATCTTTGTAGATGATGGAGCTTCTTCTGTTGTCATAGATGTAAATGAAAAGATTAGAAAAAACATAATTAGAGCAAATATCATAGAGCGACTAGATAAAATCTTGAGGGCATAAAATGGATAAAGTATTTATAAAGAAAAACCACACGACAAAACAACAAGAATACTATAAGAAATTCAGAAACAACAAACACTGGGCAAAAGAATCATCTAGGACTGGCAACCATTATCTTAATACATATCAGAACCTTAGAGATATCAACAAGCATGTTTTTCCTTATAACTTTGTATCGAATACAGACACAATAGTTAGTTGTGGGTGTGCACGGATGTATTTAGACATGGGAATATCTGACCCATTTATATTTGCAACTCTTGCTAAGAAAGTCATACTGTTTGAGGCAGACCCAATCAACATTCCTGCTGTTAGTTCTTATATAGAGAATAACAATGTAGAAAATGTAGAGCTTATATCTAAGGCAGTATGGGACAAGAATGAAGAGGTCATGTTCTCTTCCTACAAGAAAACACCTGGTGGATCAAACCATATAGGTGGTTCGAATAGAAACATCCTAGTGCCTATTGAAGGAATAACACTAGACGCAGCAATCAAAGAACCAGTTGACCTCTTACATCTCACAATCAATGGCATTGAGCACAAAGTGCTAAAGACAGCAGAATCACTGTTGGAGAACAAACCAATTGTGACAGTAGCAATGTTTAACAAGAGTCATGAGATGTTTAAGAACAGGAAGAAAGCAGTAGAGTTGTTGTATGACTCTGGATATTACATTGGATGGGCAAAAGCATCCTCTATTCCATGGGAAGATTTTAATTTCTGGTTTGCTATTGCCACACCAGACAAAGATCAATTACAATCACTAGGCTTTGAGCAGACATCAGAACTGTTCCCTGTATAGAGAGGCACATATGTTTTTATCACCACGAAAAGAAGAAGTACCTTTTATATTGAACAACATCAAGAGTGGAAACATTCTTAATATTGGTGGAGCACAAGGAGAATGGAAAAGCAAACTTCTAGATAAAGGTCACCAGATGACAATTGTTGACGTAAGGAAATGTGTTTCCAACAGGAAGAATTGTACTGTTGTGCAGGCAGATGTAAGAAACGTGACACCAGAGTCCATAGGAACATTTGACAATATCATATTGATGTCTACTCTAGAGCATATCTCATTGCCTCTCTTCTCTAAAGACAACACAAAGACTTGGCAAGATGGACCGTGGAAAGAACAATTGAAAGTATTCAAGCACTGTACAACACTGCTTAAAGAGAACGGCATTATTATATTTACTATTCCATGTGGGACACCAACAAAAGCACCAAGACATAAGCTGCTATATAACGAAGAGATGATTGAAGCAATAAAAGCAGAATGTGAAGTAGAGAAAGAACATTACATTCTTAGGCGTCCTGATAAATGGGAACACAGATCTGAATTTCCAATAGAATGTTGTTCTCCTGAAGAAGAAGCCGAGAGAATAGCAGACTCAACAGGAAGATTTGCATCTGCAATCTGTCTCATGATATTAAAAAAACCAAAAGAGGACTAAATGCCACTTCCAAACTTTATTATTATTGGTGAGACCAAGTGTGGTACCACCTCAATGTATGACAATCTTATTCAACACCCACAGATATTGCCAACAGTTGGAAATGGGAATGATAGGATTGTTGATGCTAGTGTGCCGCTCGGAGTAAAAGAACTCAGATTCTTTGATCGTAATTATCATAGAGGCTGGGACTGGTACAAGTCATGCTTCCCCGAATGCCCTGAAGGCTGTATTACAGGTGAAGCAACACCTATGTATCTTAATAGAACATTAGCATTAGACCGTATTGCTTCTGTGCTTCAAGATAACGTAAAGCTCATCGTGATGATAAGAAATCCAGCTAAAAGACTAGTGTCACATTTCTATCACAATCAAAGTATCAACAAGGATTGGCATATAAAATATCCAACAATATATGAATTCTGGCACAAGGTATCAGATCCAGATTATCATATGATTGAAAGAGGTATCTATTGGAAATCATTATTTAACTTGCAGAACTTTTTCAACAATGAGAATATACGTGTAGTTATATTAGAAGACATGCTTACGAGGCCACAAAAGGTATTGAATAATTTGTTTGATTTTCTAGAAGTAGACAAGACAGACACGATAGTTCCTGCTCATTCAAGAAAGAGCCAGAATAAACAAAAAGAAGCTGCACCTGATTATGTTTATGACTTTTACAAAACACACAATCTAATATTAGAAGAAATGTTACAGACAAAACTATGGACAAAATAAATCTACTTGAACCAGTAATACCGCCTAAGTCAAAAGAGTATGTGAATGACTGCTTAGACACGGGATGGCTATCATACTCAGGAAGCTACGTAAAGCAACTTGAGAACCAAGTTAAAGACTTTGTAAGAACTAAGTCTGCTGTAGCTATGGGAAACGGCACAGGAGCTTTGTGGGTAGCACTAAAAACATTTAGTATAGGACCAGGAGACTTTGTAGTAGTGCCGTCAATGACATTTGTAGCTACTGTAAATGCAGTTATTCAGACAGGTGCCACTCCAGTGTTTGTAGACTGTAACAATAATCTACAAATAGATATAAATTTTTTACGTGATGCTATCGAAAAGCTAAAACCAAAAGCAATTATTCCTGTGCACATACTAGGAAACTTATGCGACATGGACACAATTAAAAGTCTTGCCTATAACGACTGTATACCTGTAATTGAAGATGCAGCACAAGCATTAGGATCTATAGACAAATGTAATTGTTATGCTGGTACAAGAGGAACAGTTGGAATGTATTCGTTTAGTTTCAACAAACTTATTGCTGCTGGACAAGGCGGAATGTTAGTCACAAGAGAAGAAAGACTTGGAAATCATATGAAGTATTTCTCTTTACAGTCAAAAGATAATGCTGAGATGTATGTTCATGATGAAGCTGGCTTTAATATGGGCATGTCAAATATAAACGCAGCATTAGCCTGTGGGCAAATGGAAAACATAGATGAGACATTAAAGCAGAAGAGACGTGTACGTGACAAATATGTAGAACTTCTAGGCAAAGAGAACATGTACTATCAAGAAGGTGGAAACGGGTGGTTAAATGCCTACAAGACAAACAAGGCCTATAAAGAGGTATCTTTAAGATGCAAAAGAGCTGGAATTCAAGTAAGACCGCTCTTCTATCCTAATCACAAACAAACAAGCTTCAATAAATATCCATATTTTGGAAACCATATGGCAGAAAACAAATATAAAACCACCGTATGTATTCCATCGAGCCCAAACCTTACAGACGAACAAATCCAACATGTAGTAAAATCAATTAGAGGTGATAAATAATGGCACTTACATACGAAGAAAAGCTTAGGCTTAAGAATGCTGAAGAAACAACACAAGGATTAAAAGATCTTGTAGATGGAGCTGGCAGCAAGAACCAACTAAAACAGTTGCTTACTCTATGTCAAGAACAACTAAGAAGAGTTGAGGCTAGATTAGATACTATTGAAACAGATCTAGAGGCAGCATTAACATTAGCTAGACGCCTTCAATAATAGAATGCTTCCATCTCTTATGAGACTTTAATCCTCGCTCTGATTTAGATTCAAACCCACAAATATCACACTTGTTGGTCTTTGGAAAAAGACTTTCAAAATCAAACATCTTATCTTCCTCTTCAACAGGATCTGGTTCTTCAATCTTTTCTTCTTTAATAGGTATATGAATTACTTCCTCAGTATTTGGAGTAGCAACATACACCTCTACAGTTTGTACTGGTTCAACAATAACTTCTGGTTCTTGTGTTTTAGGATAAAATCCTTGTTTTCTTCTAGGACGAATAGGCTTGTTTGTTCTTGGCCCACCTATCACTCCATGTCTTCTAGTTGTCATATTAAAAACTCCTTATTGCAAATAAATTAAATTAAAATCTGTTAGTGTCGGGGCGTCAAAGTTTTCTGACAGTTTATGAATCTGAACAAAGATATGAGTTCCTTGTCCTGCAACTGAATAAGCAGGTGTTCCGGCATCATCGTGCATATATTTTGCTTCTTCCCAATACCAACCTGCACCTGCAACTTTATTAGGATCATAAACACCAATACAACAGTTTTGACTTCTAATCTTTAAAGAAAAAGTACCAGCTGAAGTATCATTTCCACCATTGTATAACTCTACTCCTGCAGCAGTAGTTGTTGGGTCAGTAGTAGCACCAAGGAGAATATTATGGTATTCTGTATCGAGACCATAGTTGTAAGAAGCACCATACCATACTGGCATTCCACCATGTCCACAAACACCTATAAAAACCTCAAATCCTTCAGTAGAACTAAGAGTTGGCGCATCAAAAATAACTTCTGCTTCCCAGTTATGTGGCCTCATAAGAGGAACTATAAAAGAAGGACCTGAATTAGTACTTGCTCCAACTGGAACAAGACCTGAACTCCAAGTCCAGCTTCCTGTTGTAGCACTGCCAGCAATATGAGTTGGATATGGTATTGTTCCACTAGAAACATCTGTATGGTCACTTATAACAATTCCTAATGCTAATAGTTCTGCATCGGAATTAGTTGCAACATTAGTAAAATCAATTTCAAAAACTTGCTCTCCAAGCCTCCATATGTTTTCATCACTACTGCTGCCTATTTTAAACAAATCAGTAGTCCATTGCGTAACACCATCTGAATCACATGACAATAATGTTGTAGCATTTCTAACTAAAGTAAAATCATTAGTATAAGGATCGTCGTTATACGTAAGAGTTAATGCATTGCCAGAAGTTATTGAAACGTTATCTGCAGCATCTAATATTATATCATCTGATGAATCTAAGCTAATATTACCGGCTCCTAGTGTTGTTGCATTGAAGTTCTGTCCACTAGCGGGATCGAATTCTACTCCGCCTGCAGCAGTAAACGTAGCTACAACTGAAGCAGTGCCACCATAAAAATCAGTCTTCCCATCTCCTGCCAGTACCATTACATCACTATATGTCTGAGGTGTTCCTGCTGGAGTAGCGCCTCTTGCTATTGAATAGTTATTTGGTGTCCCAAGCGCATTGTATCTGTGTATGTGTTGTGCAGTATACCAAGTAGCAGATCCGTACCTATTTATTGTCAGAACCTCATCTGCGGCAGAACCCCTTTGTAAAATAAAATCTCCAGAGCTATCACCAGCATCATATCTAATCACTATATCGTCATCTGCGTATTGAGTAATATCGTCACCAGATGTCAAACTAATATCGCCAGTTCCGTTAGTAGTTAAGTTTATAGCGTAATTAGCCGAAGGATACAAAAGAAAAGACCCCGTCGGAGTGAAATCAACTTGACCAAGACGATTAAATTTGAGTATGTTCGTGGTGTTATTCTGAACAGTGAAATCATTTGATACTACAGCAGATCCGGCAGTATTATATGCAAGTGTATGATCTGTTGTTGCATAGATTCTAACATCTGCCCCGGCATTGAAATATAAATAGTTTGCCCCGGTCTGAGACATAACAAAACCTTCGCCGTCTAAAGGATCAACAATAACATCGCCATCTTGGGTGCACGATAAAACAGCAGTGGACCCCTGATGTCTAACGGAAAAATCATCATGGTAATTACCCGCAGCAGACTTGCCATAGTCAATATTAATTCCTGAATTTGCTTCTAAAGCAATAGTGCCATATGTATCAGCAAGAGTAGAAATAAAAGAAATAGTTGAAGCAGAGGTTAAAGTAATATTGCCTGCGCCAGAAGAAGTTATCTCACAATTCTGACCAGAAATAGGATCTATTTCTATCTTTCCATTTTCGTCACACAAAAAAACAGTAGTAGTTCCTTTGCGTACTCTAAAATCTTCTGACCCTCCTGTCGTTCCTGCGGCATTATAGCTTATAATTGTACCAATTTGAGAAGTTAAATTTATATTGGTATCTGCATTTACAAGAATATTACCAGTACCAGTAGCATTGATCGTAGTGTCAAAATCTGCGGTAGTAGAAGTAAAAGTGGTCTGAGGAGTTAAAGCAATCGCACGAGTAAACTCTGCTATAGTTGCAGAACTACGAATAAGCTTTAAATAATCAGAAGATCCTCCTGCATCTGCATAGACAAGCTCAGTATTAGTATTAGATTTAGTTGTAAGAATTCCACCTCCACTAGACGAGTGGAGAAGCACATCATCAGAAGCTAGGAGTGTTAGATTGTCGCCAGAAGTCAAAGAGATGTCTCCAGCTCCATCAGTATCTACATTAAAATCATAACCAGATCCTGGATTTATTACGTTATCTCTGCCTTCGCCAAGAACAAAGTCAGACCCATCCCCAATATACAAAGCTTCTCGAATTCTTGTTTCGCCAGCCATATTAACTCCTTAAATAACAGAACTTCTAATAACTGAAACAGACCAGTTATCAGAAGTAGAGATAGCTCTTAGTCGAACGTCTCCCGAAGCACCAGACATATCAACAGACAGCGTAACATCTACAGTACCAGCATCAAGAGTAGTAACTTCATTGTACACTGGTGTTGTCCCTGCTGAATAATCCCACGAACACACAATCATTCCAGCACGATGATTTGTATCATCGTCATTATCAATGATATTAAAGAACCATACACACCCTCCATTGTCTCCAGGGTCAAAAGTATCTACATCTTCAATAACTTGATCTACATCTGTATTAGAAGCAGCAGACCATGAAGAACCACCAGCAGAAATAGGAGAGCCACTCCAGTACAAAGTTCCACTAACATTATATAGTTTGTCGGTTGTAGTTCCTGGCGATGAAATTTGTGCAAGCTGACATTCAGAATCAAAGTAAGAAATACCATCAACTTCAATCCTACCAGAAACAAACAAATCTCCATCAGTAGCTAAAGAATGACTTGTGGTGCTTGTTGGTCCTATTGATAAATTTCCTTTGCCAGTTTGTATTCTGCCATCTGTTTGATCATGATACAGCCCAAGCCATTGAGTATTATCGCTATCAGGATCAGTAACTGAATGAATAAAAATTGTAGGGTCTGTTTGTGTGGCATGATCGTAATCTTTGCCGTCACCATTAGCAACATCACCAAAAACAAGATGTCTTCCTTCCGGTGGCCCAAGTAAAAAATACATCTGATTAATAGTATTTGAAGATTTCATACGACCGCCTACAGCAGTTGTATTAAAGTACATAGCAACACCATCACCAAGAATAAGACTATTGTACTGATAGACAGCTCCATCAAAATAAGCTATTCCATCAACTTCAAGTTGATCAGCTACATAAAGGTCGCCAGCGCCAAAAGAAAAACGACTAGCAGCTTCTGTTCCAATGCTAAGACTAGCAAACTCAGGACTAGCAGAAACCTGCAAATCTTGGTCTAAAGTACAATCAGCACTTACAGTAAGTAGCGTTGTACCTTGAGCAAGAGTAAGTGTATTGCCTGTATAACCAAGTGCAACAGTAGTTTCTACAACAGTGCTAGGAGCTGGAGTGCCGTCAGTTGTATATAAAACACTTGGGTTGGTATATGAACTCGGAGTGTCAGTGAGTCCTAAGAAAGAAGTAACGCCACCGCCTCCAACTGGAGAGCCAGCCCAATAGAGAGTGCCACCAATATTATATAGCTTGTCGGTAGATGTCCCTGGAGCTGAAATTTGATTTAATTCAATTTCAGAATCAAAGTAAGAAATACCAGTTACTTCAAGGCTACTAGAAACATATAAATCACCGTCAGCAGTCAAAGAATGATTGGTTGTAAGAGAACCTATAGATAAATTACCTTTACCAGTTTGTATTCTACCGTCTGTTTGATCATGATACAATCCTAGCCATTGAGTATTATCTGAACTTGGACTAGTATTAGAATGAATAAAAACTGTAGGGTCTGTTGGTGTGCTATGTCCATGGTCTAGTGCTCTACTTGCAAACTCAGTAATAACTAGTTGGTTGCCCTGTAAGGTTCCTAAGCCTAAAGCAACCTGGTAAGTAGTTGCCCTGAATGCACTTCTGCCAGCACTGTCACTAAAAGCTATATCTTCTGTTGCATATAAAGCCGACAAGGTATATGCTGCACCGTCAAAATAAGAAACGCCATCAACTTCAAATTGACTAGTGACATATAATGACTTGTCTGTTGTGGCACGATTAGGTGTGCCGTCTCCAATATATACACTATCGTTGGCAACAGCAGGAGTTAAAATCGATCCTGTCTTTGTCCAAAGACCAGGACCAGTTATAATTGCACTATTAGTAGCCATTTATAGTCAACTCCTTAAACAACACCAAGATATTTTGTAATAGCTTGACTTCCATCGACAGCACCTAGACAAATTTTAGAACCAGAATACATACCAACACCAATGTAAGCAGCAGTAGTATTTGTTATGTCAGTATCATTTAATATTAAGGTTCCATCTAAATATACTTTAAATTCTCCATTATGATCTCTAGTAATCTTTATATTTTGCCACGTATCAACAGTTACAGTATTAATTGCAGTTGTGTCCATTACTGCTATATTGCATTCGATAAGGGCTACGTGCTCATCATTGTAAACCTGAACCCTGTAGTTACCAACAGTTATGGGTTCAATGGCCGAACCAAAATGAAACGTATAGTTATCTGTTGTCTCTTTGTAAATCCAAAAATCCCAAGTTCCAAAAGCAGCTTCTGTCTCTGTACACATGAACTCAGAAACAGGAATATATACTATTTCGGTGGTAGAGGTGGAAGTAAGAACTTTACAAAGCTTCCCGTTTACTTCTTCTGTTTGTATCTTCCAAGCTCCAGCATCTACTTGCATTTTAGTATTACCAATGAAACCATCGGTTATATGGTCACCAGATTCGCCAGCAGACCAATCTGTTTTAAACTGAACAGTCTTAGCAAATTCTTTATATTGTTTATCGACCCAATCAGAATCTTTCTCTTCAGAATACATTTGGAAATCTGCTATCTCTCCATTCCAACTTCTACCAGACTGATCTGAAGCAAGGTAAACATAGTAGCTACTAGTAGAGGTATGGTTAAATGAGTGTGTAACGTCTCCAACTAATTCTGAATTTAAGTATAACTTAAAACCAGCTTGAGTTTTTGTGAGAACAATATGATTCCAAGTATCATACTGTGGAGCTTCTGTAGTGGACAACAATGATGCATTGCCACCACCAGATTCATCAGAATATATTTCAAATGTTCCATCTGTATGTTGCCATAACCAAAAGAAATTACTTGCATTGTAATAGATACAAACTAATCCAGCTGGATTATGACTACCAGCTCCATGTTGTTTAAAGATAATCTGATATGTTAGATCGCCTGAAGCTAAATTGTAATCAGAATCATTGCCAATAGTAAGTCTACTGCTAGCAGTATTATCAAAGAACAATGCAGAACCTAATGCACTATCCGTTGAATGAATATCATAAACAATCTCTCCATGATTAAAATTAGCAGACTTGTCTATTACTTTATTTCCAACAGGACTCATATCCCACGAGCCTATTAAAGTATCTTCTGTTGGTATTGAGAATGTTTTACGTTGAGAATATCCATTTGTTTTTCTTGGCCATTTTGTGCTAAGCAAATCGCTATGTATTAACGCCATTTCTTTTTCAGTAAATTGTTCCATAGCAACAATAATTGACTTTAATCCTGCTCCAGTATGTGCGCCATATCCTCTTGATGTACCAATAAGTAACGAATCAGCAGTAGTGTCTATAGTAAGTGGAATAGAAGAAGTACTTGTTGAAAAATTAATACCATTAGTATAAAAATTAACTAATTGTCCTTTCTTTGTGGTTATTCCAACAGAGGATAAAAAAGGATAACTAGCCTGCGCATCTATAGAATCTATGCTTCCATACGAAACAGTTCCAGTATAAAAAACTAAGTCTCCAGCACTTACGTCAAAATTAAATTGATAATTTACACTGCTAGCATCATTTCTTTGAATATAAACATCATCAGAAGAATTAGAACCTGAAGTATGAGTCCATCCTATTTGCACTGGCATTGCTATAATAGTAAGTTCATCATCAAAGACAAGCTTACTGTCTGCATAATGAGCAGATATGTCTGGTCTTCCAGTTCCAGCATTGGAAGTACGATAATAATCTCTATAGAACCTTATATCTGTTGATGTGCCATGAAAATCATTACCAGAAAAATCTCTTGCAGAACCAGAACGATAATCATGATAAAGAGATATTCTATTTTCTTTAATTAGACTTTCTAAAAAACTCATATTATCTCCTTATGTACGATTAAGTCTCTTCATCATATTTAGATATATGTCGCTAGCCATTATTTGCGTAAGAGGCTGAGATAAGATTTGAATCTCATAAATGTCACCAACCCAATGAAAAGCATCTGTTCCATTACTATTAGCTCCTGCTAAATAAAATGGATAAGTTCCAGGATAACCAGTATGAGCAGCAGAATAGGCTTCTCTACCATCTAGAAAAAGTGTAGCTGTAGTTCCGTTCCAGCTCAACATAAGTACATGTACCTTACCGACTTCTACAATATTACCAGCAGTTCCATGTATTAGACTCCAAGTATCATTGCCTACTGCCCCGCCGATAAGCCCACTATACACACCAAGGTAGGCACGAGGAGAAAGAGAACCTATAATCATTAAGTCACTACCAGTAACTGAATCATATTTTACAATACCAATAATCGCACCTCTCTTTGGAGGAACAATTGTTGTTTCTAAAAAATTAGCACCACAAGTATATCCATGACGATCTAAAATTTTATCAGGAAAACTAGTAGCTAATGTTGATGCGGCATGATTCTCGTTCCCAGAGATATCTAAAACTCTGACCAGTATGTTTTTTATACTAATACCATCAAATTCACAGTATGATGCAGAAGATGACCCTCCTGCAAAACCAAAACCAATACCTGTTGATGCTACTGTTACTATCAGATTAAATTCTTGCCAACTTGTTGAAGTCGTACCTGTCCATAAAGTTGTTCCTCCGTCATATACACGAGGCGGATTCACGCCATTTGATCTTGCCCAGCCTGTAATTTGATATTTAGCTCCAATTGTTAATATTGATTGCTGTGCTCTTGGAGTAGATACTGAACTATAAGCTACCTTTAATACTTGTGAACCTTCATATGGAGACGTAGTTTCTTTAGTTAACGTAGCACTGTTTATAGCAGTCCAGTCAGCAACACCAACTGTTTCCATATCATTATCAGCTAACAACTCAGTATCAATAACATTACTAAGATCACAAGTACTAGATGTAAATGGATAATGAGCAACAAGATTAGTAGGCTTGTGGTGTATGCTTGCTTGGAAGGCAGTTGCGTCAACAGTCTCTAGGCACTTGTCAAAAATCTTGAAACAAGTTATCTCGCCATCAAAAGCATCAGTACTAGATTCGTCTTCTCCACCAAAAGTTATCGAACCAATTAATGCTGGAGTCCATGCCGTAGTATCAGTATCTAGAATAAGATTATTGTTTAACCAAACATCAGTTCTCTCTGAATCAGCAGAGACTATTAAAACGTTACGATGGTTTGTACTCCAATATCCATTCCATGTAGCATTGGTAATAGCAGCGATTTCAGTATTAGCTAGCTGTATTACTAATTCATCTGAAGCATTTTTAAAAACAAAGTATCTAGAATCACTATCAAAAAGATAGTGGGCATTACCATCATTGCCAGCAAAGTCAGGGTTGAATTCTAATACCGCAGAAAAATTAGTAATGGCAGGAACAAGCGTAGGAAATATAATATAGTCTGATGTACCATCAAACTCAGCACCATTGTCAATAGTAGGAGATCCTTGTATGTCTGGCATTTCTAATATAGAAAAACAATCAACATAAACAATGTCTCCAGAAGACCCTACTCCAGGACCAGTCTCATAAATACGAACAGTAGCTGTCGTAGAAGATGCAGTTACATCATATTCAAAATAGGTCCAGTCTGTAGAGGGAATACTAACAGCAACAGGTGCTCCTGTTAGGTTCACCCAGCCAGTAATTTGTTGATTAGTGCCCTGAGATCCACGTTTTGCCCAAAAAGAAATTCTATATTTTCGTCCAGATGTAGTATCAAAAACAATTTCTGTTCGATTGCTAGTTCCAGATGCAGTTGCTTTTAAACAATAGTCACCAAGATGTGCAGCCGTATCAGTAGAGTCTACTGATGCAATCGATCCTCCACCGCCTGCAGACCAACCAGACGTAGTGTCTAATTCTTGTTCGATACGAGAAGTACAACAGTTATTCTGATAATGAATATCTTTATTGAAATGAGATTCAAGTAAAGTTTCATTTATAAATCGTTCTGACCATATTGGTTTGATAGAAGTATTTTTGTGTTCTAATGAATTACCTTTGTGGTATGCATAAAGTTCTTGGTCGCTCAAAACCCTATCAAATGCCTTAAAAGAAATAAACTTTCCGTCAAATCTATCGCCACCACCTACATTTCCACCCAATGTAAAGTTTTCCATAGGCGTCCAAATATTTGTTAGCGATCCAGCGTTTACATCATACAGTTTTACTCCGTTAAAAAACAATTTTCTTTCATCACCATTTGACAAATTAACAGTAACGGCAATAATATTCTTTTTGTTATAACGCAGATATGGAATCAATGTAGCGCTAGAAAAATCAAAAACAACAGCATTACCTATAGCAAATTGAATATTATTAGAAGCATCTTCTCTAAAATAATGAAATCCATTTCCTGTTGAAGAAGTTGAAAATCGTTTAGCAGTACTGTTGCCAAAAATAAAGCCATTTCCAGGGACAAACTCATAAATAAGAGTAATCGCATCTTTTACTTCAAAAGTAAAACCTGATTGAGTTACATATTCAGTAGTACCAGAAAGCGATAGCCCATTATTTATTACTGGTTCATTTGCAATAGTCCAGCCATTTCTAATAACAGACTCAGCAGATTCAAATCCCTCAGCAAAATAACATCCAGCCTCTCGCTCTGCAGGAGTAGTATATTTATTAATCAAGGGACAAAGCATTATTATTCTTCCTCTTCGCTATCATAGAGAGCTTTCATTGCAGAAAGTTCTGACAAGATAGATACAGCCTGAGCTGTAGTTAAGTTATTAGCATTAGCAACAGCCTTTATTCCTCCAGCCTTTTCAATTGCTTTAGCAGGACTATATGTATTAAATATAGTATTAAAGATACTAACAATTTTAGCTTTGGTAACTGTTGGTTGTCCTGGTGGCTCAGGAGGTTCAGGAATTGCTTCAAGCTTAGTCTCTATTTGCAACACAGTAAATTCTCCAATTGCCATAATCTCAGGGGCAACAGCTTCATATTCTTCTAATGTGGCCATTCATATCCTTTCTTTTAGTACATTTTTTTAGACCAAATAGTTAAGCCTGCATCGTCGGCTGTTCCCGTAGTAATTTCATATTTGATTCTTACCCATTTTACAGCTATGTTTTCTGTAGAAACAAGAAAGTCTGTATCAACCCAACTAGCCACGCCGAACCAAGCATTTGTAACATCAATAAACGAACAACTAGCAGGAGCAGTACCATCGTCTTGAATAGAAGCTTCTATAGTAATTGTAAGTTCATCTGTTACTATAGTTGTTGTTCCTTGTAGTCCAAGATGTTTAAATCCACTCATGTCAACATAGACATATAATGGAGTTTCACTTGCGTCAATTGCAGAATCATCTAATAACACTTCACCTACATATTTTTGATCAGGTGAATCTATCTCTTCAACCCTAACAGCTTCAGAGAATTCATTGTAACCTTGTGTTGTAAAAAGACTCATTTTATATCTCCTTAATTAACCACAAACAAATTAGAACTATCGCTTACAAGAGTAACAGTGTCGTAGTTACCATTGATAATTAGATTTGATTGGCCATTAATAGTTTCAGAACCACCAGTATTAACTGTTATGTTGTTTGTGCCAGCAAGACCACCAGAATCATTGATGGTTATTTTAAATCCATCAACAGCAATAACTGCTGTCGGAATAGTAATAACTACAGATCCTGTAGTTGTATAGCTAACAAAAACAACAGAATCTGTTACTAGTATAGTGTATGTGGAGGCTGCAACAGTCGTAGTTGCTCCTGAGCCAGCAGCAACAAGCGCCTCCATAATAGAGACTTCACCATATTTAGATTCAAATGCGTCCCATGTGGTTGTTGAGCCGTCAGACAATAACATATGTGTTTGCGTCCAAGTAGAACCACTATTGCCTCCATCGGTAAATCTAATTTCTCCCGACCCACCAGATGACACTGCATTTAAATGAACCCAAGCGTCTTCTGTTCCTGCTGATGTCTCAGCATTTATTTTAACAGCCGCCTCTGTATCTGCTCCAGCATTCTCATGAGAGACAAGGATGCCAGGAGTAGTTGTTAAAGCATTATCTATATCTGTAAATAGCACCATTGAAGACGAAGATCTAATAATAGACTCATAAGCATTAGTGGCACTTTGTAAGTATATATTTGCAGCGCCAGTAACATCGTACCCAGTATGTTGATAGTTCTGTCTAAAGACAGCGACATTGTTCGCTGCGTTTGTGGTGTTATATACAGTTAAAGGATTAGTAACCCCAGCTCCAGTAGTATAGTAAGAGATTAAGAAGGCACCATTATTATCCACAGCAAGAGTACTATTTGAAGCAGTGTCCTCGATCTCAAGTTTGTAATCAGACAAACCGCCAGTATCACCATCAATTAGAATACCAGCAGAAGACGATGTGCTGTATTGTACGGCACCAGAGTCTACTGTAATTGTTCTGCCTGCTCCTGAACCAGTGCCATCATAACTAGCATCCATGGTTTGATAGTTTGATGCAGAAACAAGAGAAGGTCTAAATGGAAGTACAAATAAAGTATTAGCATCTAAAATTTTAACAATAGGATTTTGATAGCTAGACACAGAAGCAGGAGCAGTAGATGTTAAGTCGCCAGCAACTGAATCAGACAAAAACAAAACCTCTCCAGCAGAACCTTCTCCGTGAGAAGTAAAAGTAACGGTGCCATCTTGTGCAGCAAGGAAATAAGTGTCTGCTGCGTTAGCACCAACAACAATAGTTACAGGCTCAGAAAGAGTACTTCCTGAGTCAGCCTGAGCTGTTGTCCAAGTGCCAGAGTTGTCATAGATTACATTTTTGGCAACCAATCCGTGAGATGATTGATTAACAATAAATCCATTAGTAGAAACACAATCCCAATTACCTAGGTCTTCAAAAAAACTTGACGCATGTGAAGTGTGAGGAGAAGTACAGCGGAACCTAAGCCCCAAGTGAAGTACTTCTTGATTAACAGCATATGCTGTAGCTACTGTCCAATCACTAATAGACTGTGCAAAGCCAGCTGCGCCGGTTCCTTTAATTGCTGCATTTTGTGCCATATATTACTCACTCCTATAGAGTTAAACAATTATAATTTTATCATAGCTAGAGAATATCAACTTAGTTGAAGGCCCAAAGCAAAGACTTAGTAGAAGTAGAAACTGCTACTTGTAATTCATAAGCTCCCATGTCTGAATAAGCAGGAGTTCCAGCACCTGTGTTTGTTATTCCTGGATAGTCTACACGAGAATTACCAAGAATGTCGGTTGATGGATAATCGGTAGCCCCGGCATTACCTGAATCTATGCACTCGCTTGTAGTCGAGAAATTGTAGGGGTCATCACCAGACCCAACAAAATTCGGATCATCGTTAACGTTGCCGGTTCCAGTATAAGTCCCTGAAGACTGCTCAACATCCGTATAGGTTACGGTCAACGTTGATGCGTTATAGAAATTGTTGATCGCAGCTCCTACCCGGTTTCCCCATGAAATGCAATTTACCAACGTTGTATTAGCACCTCCAGTATTACGGATAGCCCCACCATTGGTTACCGCAGTGTTGTCAGCGAAAATGCAATTTGTAAAAACATGCGTTCCACCCAACAGATAAGCACCGCCACCATAGTTCGCGGCGTTACCAGTTATCAGGCAGTTGACCCAATTCGAGTTAGCATTTGAAACCTGTATTCCACCTCCATAAGAGCCTCCGGTGTGGCCATCAATTCTAACTCGTTCTGCGTTGATAGTTGCCCCAGTACTACCTGACCCAACGTCGCCTGGATATGTTCCGGATCCAGTGTTATCTGTAAAACTGCAGTCTGTCAGGTTAAGCACCGCCCCACTTGTGGACACGCTGACAGCCGCTTTTCCTGAATTGCTATGGTTACCCTCGAAAGTGC